TAAAATAAAATTACTTACAACTCCAGGTTTTCACGAAAGAGGTATTGTTTCTTCTAAAGGTGATATTGCTGCAAATATGATGAGACAAGGTGTTACAATGGGGGTTTCTTCTCGTGGTGTTGGTTCCTTAGTTAAAAAAGGCGAACAAAATGAAGTACAAGAAGATTTTGAACTTATATGTTTTGATTTAGTTTCTTCACCGTCAACACCAGGTGCATATCTTTACTTAAATAAAGATGATAGACCAAAATATGAAGAAAAACTTACAGAACATGAAAACGTACATTCAAATTCTTCTTCTTTGAACAAATCTATTGACTTAATGAAAAGATTATCCGATTATTTGGATAAATAAAATTATTAAGATATGGATGAAAAATATTTTGTAGCAAGAGTAACAACCGACATGGTTGATGAAAACAGCGGAAAGGTAAAAAAAATGAAAGAAGAAAAATTAGTTAAGGCGTATTCACCTACAGATGTTGAGGCCAAAGTAACTAAAGCTTATGAAACTTACACGATGGATTGGAGAATAACTGCGATTGTTGAAAGTAAAATTGACGAAGTAATAGAATAATAAATAATTATTTTTCATTTAAAAAAGGGAATACTTGTTAGTGTTCCCTTTTTTTATTTTTAGTCATTTTATAAAAAAATTAACTTTTTTTTAATTTGGGTATATTTATTTGATAAATAAACCAATAACGCATTGCTTTTTAGAAATGACAGGAAATGAAAAATCGATAGTAGAAAACACCTTATTACAAATAAAGGCAGTTGAAGACGCTATCAGCGAAAACGCAAAAGGAATACTTGCTTCTACGATGAAGGAAGAAATCAGTGAATTAGTAAGGGAATCATTAAGTGGTTCAAAAAAATCTAAAAGGTCTTTATATGAACAAGAAGAAGGTATGGAAACCCCAGAGGTTGAAGACGAGAATTTAGAAGACGGAATGGAAGACGGAATGGAAGACGGAATGGAAGATGAAACAGAAATGGCTGATTATGAAATGGACACCGACGACGAAGGTGACATGGAAATGGATGCCGAAGTTTCTGTTGATGATAATCAAGAAATGCCTCCATTGGACATGACTCAATCACCTATGACTGACGTACTTAAAGTATTTAGGGCTATGGGAGATGAAGATGGTATTATTGTTAAAAGAGATGGTAAATTTTTACACATATCTGACAATGAAACGAACAAAGATTACATGGTTCAATTAGAGGAGAGCAAAAGAAAAAGAAAAATGAAATCAAGATTAGATGAGGAAATTCTTTATGAATTAAGTTTTGAAGATAAAGAAGTTGGATATGATAAGTATTCTGACGAGTCAGGTTATGATGATCACGAAGATGAATATGAAGATGAGTACGAAATGTATGAAACGGGTAATACTACTGAATATTCAGAACAAGATCAAAAACCAAAACCTATGTACGAAATAGGTGGTGAAGATGATTTAGGTGCTGAAATGTACGAACAGGATGACGAAGATGATTTAGGTGCTGAAATGTACGAACAGGATGACGAAGATGATTTAGGTGCTGAAATGTACGAACAGGATGACGAAGAGTTGAAAATGGAATCTTTTAAAGCTAAAGGAAGAGTAGGAAAAATGAAATTCAAATATCCATCTAAATTAAAAAGAGGTGTTGCTGAAACTTCATTTGAAAAAGAAATGGAAGAAGAGTGGAACGAGGAAGAAGACGGTGAAGAATTATTACCTATATCACGTAAAGATTCTGCAGAACAATCTGAAGCGGCTAGAACTTTGGGTAACGGTAAATATTGGGGTAGAAAAGGCCTTCCTAAACCAAGAACCGCACCTAGACATTTAAAAGTTGAATCTGTAAATGGTGAGTTAAACTTATTGAGAGAAAAAAATGAAGAGTATAAAAAAGCATTAGACTTCTTTAGAAATAAATTAAATGAAGTTGCTGTATTTAATTCAAATTTAGCATACTCAACAAGATTGTTTACCGAACACTCAACAACAAAACAAGAGAAAATAAATATTCTTAGAAGATTTGATAATGTAGAATCTTTGAAAGAGTCTAAAAATCTCTACAAAACAATTAAAAACGAATTAGATGGTAATGGATCTGCGACTGTTGTTAAAGAATCAATCACTGAAAGAGTGGTTAAAACTCCACAAACAGGATCAGCAACAAATCTAATCGAAAGTAAAACGTATGAGAATCCTCAGTTCATGAGAATGAAGGATTTGATGGCAAAAATTAAATAAAAATAAACTTTTTTAAAAATCTGTATATTTATATACATAAAATAAAAAAAATAAACTCTAATTAAAAAAATTAAAAATGGGAGCATTATTAGAATCAGGTCTTGTAGGTAACATCGGTCTTAAGCACTTGAAAGTTATCAAAGAAGATACAATTAACAAATGGGATAGATTAGGATTCCTAGACGGTCTTAAAGGACACATCAAAGAGAACATGGCACAGTTATATGAAAACCAAGCGTCTCACCTAATTAACGAAGCGGCATCTACTGATAGTTCAGGTTCATTTGAAACTGTAGTATTTCCTATCGTTAGAAGAGTTTTCTCTAAATTGTTGGCTAATGATTTAGTATCTGTACAAGCTATGAACTTACCAATCGGTAAATTGTTCTACTTTGTACCTAAAATCCAAGGATATAATGGCGACGCAGCTAACCCTAACACGCATTTTGCACCAATCGGAGCTCCAGGTTCAGATAGTACTACGGCATCAGGTTATGATGATGGTAACGAATACGCTAAAAATCTTTATGATTTATTTTATGAAGGTGCTGAAGCAGGATTAAACCCTCCAGGATTATTCGATTATTCAAAAGGTACATTTACTGCGGTTACTTCACCTACAACTGTTTTAGAGTGGTCTAACGGTACTCTAATTCCATCTAATAACAGTGCTACTTATACAGCATCTACAACAGGTGTTAGAAAAGTATTATTAAAAATGTGTGGATTTAACCAAGTGGGTACTGGTAAATTAATTGGTCCTGATGGATCTGAAATGGATACAGAATCTTTCCTTTCTGATTTAAAAATCATTAAATCTGATGGTTTAACTATTGGTGGAAGTTCACCATGTACTGTTCCTTCTGCTACACCATTATTGTTTAGAGTAGTTACTCAACAATACGGTAAAGCGATTGTTAATCCTAATTATAATGTAGTTAGAACTGAATTCCCTGGTGGAAATGGTGGTTCTTACGAAAGTGTATGTTCAGTTGATGGATGTATTTACTTAGAAGTTGATTTATCTTGTCCGGTATGTGCTGACTGTAACGCTACATCTTTAGATGGTTATACAGGAGCAACTGTAACTGCAATTCCTTCTGGAACATCATTTACTGCGGTATTTAAAAGATACGCTGAATTAGAATTTGAAGATAAAATTGGTGAAGTTTCTTTTGACCTTGAGTCAGTTACTGTATCAGTTACAGAAAGAAAACTAAGAGCACAATGGTCACCTGAATTAGCACAAGACGTTTCAGCATTCCATAACATCGACGCTGAGGCTGAATTAACAGCTTTATTGTCTGAGCAAGTGGCGGCTGAAATCGATAGAGAAATCTTGAGAGACCTTAGAAAAGGAGCGGCTTGGAACCTAAGATGGGATTACAACGGATGGAGAAGAATTTCTCAAACAACATCATACACTCAAAAAGATTGGAATCAAACTTTGATTACAGCAATTAACCAATTGTCAGCACAAATCCACAAATCTACATTGAGAGGTGGAGCTAACTGGATCGTTGTTTCTTCTGAAGTTTCTGCAATCTTTGATGACCTTGAGTACTTCCACGTATCTAACGCTTCTCCGGAGCAAGATCAGTACAACATGGGTATCGAAAGAGTTGGTACATTGGCAGGTCGTTACCAAGTGTATAGAGATCCATACTTCCCAGCTAACCAAATCCTTATCGGACACAAAGGTTCGTCTTTGTTAGACACAGGATACGTTTACGCTCCGTATGTACCTCTACAATTAACACCTACAATGTATAACCCATTCAACTTTACACCTATCAAAGGTATCATGACGAGATACGCTAAGAAAATGGTTAACAACCGTTTCTATGGTAGAATCACAGTTGATGGAGTTAGAACATTCGACTTACAAGAATTGAGATAATCAATATCTTAACTGAATAAGAGAAAGGAGACAAGAAATTGTCTCCTTTTTTGTTTTTGGTAAATTAATTAAGGGGTATGCTCATTTAACACAAAATTAACCTTGTTATTATGGCTTTTGAAACTATTTATTAAGAAAAAATACTTAATTATGAAAAGTTTTTTAATCTTACTATTTACCTTAATGTCGTTTATTGGGATTACCCAATGTAATCAATATTTAATTTACGAAAGTTTTACAAGTACATTAACAACACAAGGAGGTACATGGGGCGTAAATTCCATACTTGCATCAACTTCACCAAATAGAACCGGTAATTATGCCGCAGGATTTAATGGTACCGGCGATTGGATTAGAACGCCACAAATTGCAAATCCGGGCGTTCTTTCTTTTTGGTATAGAAGAAGTAGTAACTCAACCGCTTGGACTTTAAATGTTCAAACATCCCCTGACGGAACAACTTGGACAACAAGGGGTACTGTAACTGCACCAACAACAACCTATCAACAATACACTTTAAATATTGGAGCTTTAGGTCTTACAAATGTTTTTATAAGGCTTTTAGATGGTAGAGCATCAGGTGCACACGAAAGATATGTCGATGATTTAGGTATTACATCAACTGTGACAAATCAAAATACACTAATACCATTTTTAGGAAATTGTAGTCAAACATTAACATCTACACTTACTTATACAATAACTGATGCCGGAGGACCTACTGACACATATAATAATAATTTAGATCAAACAGTAACTTTAACACCATCAGATAATACAAAAAAATTACAATTAAATTTTTCATCATTCAACATAGAGGCCGTTTATGATTTCTTATATGTTTATGATGGACCAAATACAAGTTCTCCCTTACTTGCAACATTAAATGGTACATCATTACCCGCAACAATTACTGCTGAAAATGCTTCAGGACAACTTACATTAAGGTTTACTTCAGATATTAGCGGTATTAGGACTGGTTTTCAAGCAACAGTAACATCAGTTACGGTATGTACAACACCAACAAATGGAGGAACATTAAGCACTAATAAAAGTTTAACAACAGTTAATGATGGGGTTTCTTTAACGACTACCGGAAATGGTGGGTCAATAACAAAAATCGAGTGGTCATTTGATAATTTTACAACAGTAGACGGTAGTGTTACAAACCCCGCAAATCCGTACAACATTCAATTAAACGTACAAGAAGCAAACGTGTATTTTAGAACAACATCAAAAGACGGTACTTGTCCATCTGGTGTTTCTAATATTGTAAATATAACACTTAAAAGTGCACCACCATATTCATCAGGAATTGTTGATGGGGACCACATAACAAATGTTACTTTTAATGATATAAATAATACAACAACTAATGATGGAGATGCGTATTCAGATTATACCTCAATAATTGCAAATGTTACAAAAGGTGAACCTTATAATTTATCCGTAACTGCAGCAAACACTTTAAATCCAGGTCAAGGTTATGCTGCTTGGATTGATTGGAATGGTGATGGTATCTTACAAACAACAGAAAATGTTTTATTAAAAGCAACGGCAAATTCTACATCACAACTTGTAACAATACCTTCAGATGCAGTAACAGGTGACGTTTTAATGAGAGTATTATCTGTATGGAATAGTACACCTGATATTGATGCGTATTATTCGTTAGGTTATGGTTATGGAGAAATAGAAGAATATACGGTTAGAATATCAGTTGCCTTGCCTGTTGAATTGAGCCAATTTGAAGGTGATTTATATCCATTATTTAATGTGATTAAATGGTCGACAGAATCTGAAAACAACTCAAGTCATTTTGATTTAGAATCAAGTGAAGATGGTTATGTTTGGAAAGTTATTGCAACAAAACAAGCTGCTGGTAATAGTAATGAAACTATAAGATATTCATATATTGATAATAATTTAAATAGTATTGTTTATTATAGATTACAACAATTTGATATTGACGGTAAGTGTGAGACTTATGGTCCGATAGTTATCACGAGGGATATTACAGATAAAAAAATTGTCAAATACATAAATTTGATGGGTCAAGAAGTTAATCCTGAAAATATAAAAGGAATTGTAATTGAAATTTATGACGACGGAACTATGAGAAAAATAACCAAATATTAAGATATTTATATTAAGTTATGAATATTAATAAAATAGTAAAAAAAATAATCAATGAAGCAAATTCTAATAGATATGCGGGATCATACAACGGCCCTTTGACTATGGGAGAAATTGATTGGGAAGACTACGCTTTAGGTCCTTTTACAAATAAAGTTTCAAAATTTTTTAATGCTGAGATAGAGTATGATAGTTATGATGGTTCTTTGGACTCACATAAAAAAGATAGAAAAAAATTAGAATCAAAATCAAAAAGAATTTCATTATACAATAAAAAACACCCTCAATCAAATGATGAAGACGGTGGAATCATAAATCAAACACCAGGTAAAGGTAAAAGAATAGTTCCTGTTAATGAGTGGGTTGAATTAGATAAAATACCATTAAATGAAGATTTGGCGGTTTGGTTTGGAAAAAAGAAAAAACCAAAGGGATCTTCACAACCAAAAGGTCCGTGGGTTGATATATGTAGAAAAGTTGACGGTAAACATCCTCCGTGTGGTAGAAGTGATACGGATAAAGGTGCGTACCCTAAATGTAGAGCTGCTGGTGTTGCGGGTAAAATGTCAGATTCACAAAAAAGATCTGCATGTCAACAAAAAAGAAGAGCGGAGAAAAAAGATACTCAGTCAGGTAAAGGTCAAAAACCTGTAATGACTTCATATAAAACAAAAAAGACTCAAAAAGAGTCTTTAAATATTATCGTTAGAAACATTTTATCAGGTCTTTAACAATTTTAAAAATTCTAACCAAGTTTCTAAATTATTTTCGTTTCTACCTATATTTGCCGAATAACAACACAAAAAAAAGATTATTACTAACCTTTTTTCCATTTACCACCTTTAGAGTTGTATCTTTTAACCGCGGCACCATTACAATAAGCACTAGGACAAACTTCGTAACGTTGTCTAGCCCAAGCTAAAGATTGTCGCCACAATTTTTTATTAGTTGCGACATTCTTTTTTTTTTTACGACCCTCTTCAATCATATCTTCATCTTCTTCATAATCACTACCACCTTCCATTTCATTTTTTAAAAAATCAAAAACTTGGTCCATATTATTTTTGGCTTCTGCGATGTGGTCTTGAGCCCAATCGTGACCGTTCTCTAAAATAGACTCAATTTCTTCTTGATCCATTTCTAATAACATTTCACATTGTCTTTTCATTTGTTCTAAATTTGAAAAGAACATATACCTATTTGATCTACCTTCTTCTTCTTTTAATACTTTACGTATAATATAATTGATATTCATAATTTAAGAGTTTAAACCATTAGGCCCACCTAAAACAACCATGTTTAATTGTACAACAGTTCCTCCTGTTAAGTCAGAATAGGTAGGATGTGGTGTATAAATTTCTGTCAGACTTGTTCCTGAACAATTTTGAACACAAAGAGTATATTCAGTATTTGCGCTTGTTTGTGGCATGTTTTTATTTTTTTATTTTTTATTAACTATTTCGAATTGTAGTTCTCTTTTATAAGTATCTGTATTTTTATCAGAAACGACTTTTATATCTATAAAATATTCATTTGGTATTTTATCTCTTGTGTCAAAAACAAAATAAAACCCATCTGTTGTTTGATTTATTCTTGTCCAATCTTGTACCTGTACTTCTGTATTTGCCCCTTCTCTAACATAAATTCGATAATAAGCCTTAACATAATTCAGTGTTGATTTTGAAGAGTATGCTTGTTTTACAACAACATTTACTTTACGAACATCAGTATTTAAAATCTTTTCATTCTGTTTAATACCGTCAAATGAAAAACCAAATATTTTAGGGTTTTCGGTAGTCGTACCAATATTAAATCTTTTTGATTTTTCAACCAATGCGAATTCATTTTCTATATTATCAAAAGACTCTGAATTAATTGTTATGTTTTTCCATAAATCATAATAAATACACGGAGCATTACTACAATCAATTGCAGGTACCGTAACTTTATACACTCCTTCGGTAACTAAACATGTTGTTAATGAAGAATAAACTACACCCCCATTAGAGTCTAAAATATCAACAATTGGGTTAGTATCAAATGTTAAAGGTACACCATTATCATAAGCATATAAATATAAATTATTTTGAACCCCACAAGTAAAATTATTTCTATTATCTAATATTAGATCGTCATAATTTGTTTCTAAATATGGCTCATAAAATGTTTGTGTATATGGTGAGAAAAAACCAACTGAATAGTTTTCGGTTAATCCTGATATATTTTCTACTTGTGGTAAAAATGCTATTCCGTAGCCCGTAACCCCTACAGTACCACCACTTAATCTTGAATTTATTTCATTTGTCATATCAAATTCAATATCCTCATTTCCAAATTCAAAATGTTGTGTATCAACAATTGTAATTGCCGAGTAATTTATACCACTACCCGTTGCTGAATTAGTGTTGTCATATAACCCCGGTGTTGTCCAATCACTAATAGTTGTGGTTTGAAACCAATTGGACGGTCTATCTGAATAGTTTTTATCGTTTAAATAATTCGTATTAAAGTCGTAATAATCATAACCAACACCACTATCCCATTGTTGGTTTTGTGGTATTCTAAAAAGAATTAAATCAAATGATGTTGCCCTTCTTCTACCTTGTGAGGTCTTGTCATTTAATAGTTCTTTATCAAAAAAAGAAGTATTTGTCATTCTAAGTTTATGAATAATATTAGAATAACCACTACAATCCGTTGATATTACTCCTGAGTTTACTTTATTTTGTAGTTCGGTAATATCAATATTGAAAATATATCTACTATAACCAACAGGTGAGGATAAACTATCTACCTTTCCGAAAAATAATTCAACAATAGGGTTTCTTGACGTATTTGTGTACGTGTCGTATATAATTGTGTTAGACTTATCAAAATAAGATTTTTGTATTGACATCAGTATTTTATATATAAATACTTAGTTGATGCGAATATTTTCATTAATTACTTTTGTATATGCTTCTTGCATTTTTACAAGTAAATTATCGATACTTGTCCCATCTAAAGAGACTGATGATGGTGGTAACAAAGGGTATGGGTGAACGTGTGAAGTACAAAAACTAACAATTAAACTTAATAATTCTAATAATTCTTCACCCCTAACCATTGAAGACGTATTTGGGTAAATTTCTTCAATAACTTTATTTTGTTCAATCCCATAAATCGTACCACCTAAATCAATTTTATCTTTACCTGGTATTTGTGATTCGTGAGACAATAAAAATAGTTGATTTGCGCCTAAAAGTGCTGCGGTATTTTCTACATTTTCAGTAGTTTTTGGTATGAAAACTTCTTTTTTAAAATCTAAAGGTAAATCGGTTGAGAGTTTTGCGTCTAATACCATTCCATATCCTGGTGTCGGGTCTGTCGGTGAAATTTTTATTAAAGAAGATAATTGAGCCATATTTGTTGTTGCCAACAAATCAGATGTACTTGTAAATTGTGTTGTTAGGTTTCTTATTTTTTTTGATGGTCTAAAATAAAATGGAAATTGTTCGTTATTTATAATTGGTACTGTTATTAACGAATCAGGTGAGGTTAAAAAAGTTTTTAAAGTATTATTTATAAATGTTGACAATTCAGTAAAATTTAGTCCTTGGAATTGAATTGACTTTATTTTACATGCTGACGTTTTACCTGAACAAGTCATATCAATTTCAGTATCAACATCAAATATTGACGATAAAGTTAAATATGCGTCCTGAAAATTAGGTAGGGTATATATGTCTAATGTTCCTGTAAATGCCGAAAATTCATTTTCAGGGTTAAAAATATCATATTCAAACAAATATTTTATAGGTATACTTTGATTAACTAATCTTAATTTCGCTTGAGGTAACCCAAAATTAAATTTCGTATCAAATTTAGATATTTGTAAAAAACCTCTATTTGTATTTGCTGTTGGTATTTCATTTGATTTAAATGGGTTGTGTTTACCCGCCCTTAATAGTATCTCATCTTTTTTTATTATTAAATCTGCAGTGTCTCTACCATTTAAAGAAATGTCAACGGGTTCCACAAAAACACCCTTACTACCTTCTTCTACGTACTGACCATCATTATTTTTTATTGGTGGTAAACTTTCAGTAGAATTTGAATATCCAGCATCACTCCTTAGTTGTGCTGAATTAACGTCTTCAAAATTTGTGGTAGTTGGTGATGAATATTGATCCATCATGTAATATTTATTTCTTCCGTACTTGCTTTCCGTATTGTAATAAAATAATTTTACCTTTTCACCTTTTTTTGGTACCTGATTTATAAAATAAGGTAAAAGAGGATTATATAAAAACGGGTCAATGTTTGACCAAGGACCGTCAGATAAAGACTTTGAGTTGGGTTTAAATTTTGGGTTAGCGTCGATAACTGCCTGCTCAACATCATTGAACGGTAAAACCCTAATTCTACCTAACATTTGGGGGTCATCGTCTTGTAAACAAGTACCAAAAAAAACTAATTGATTTTTATCATCCATTATTTACCCTTTTTTTATATTCTTCAAAAACTTTATTGTACGCTTCCTCAGTACTATCCAAATGATAAGTGAGTTTTACGATTAAGTCTTTAGTTTTTTCAAAGTCACCATTTAAAAAATCCATAACTTCTGTTAGTTCTTTATTTGAAGAACTTTTATAGGTTTTTAAAATTTCTAACGCTTTATTATTATCCATATTAAAATAATTTACCCGATCCTTGTGATGCAACTGTAAACCCTGCTGGTGTTATAGTAAGTGGGGGTATAAAAACAGGAACTTTACTATTTTCCGCAAGGTCTTGATTCATACCTTGTATTATACCCAACATCGCTTGATTCATTAAATTAGGTCCGCCATCTGGTGCCGATCCGGTAGGTAATCCTGATTTTTGTAAATTCTCTATAGCATTTGCATATGATCTTATAGAAGATACACCACCCAATAAAGCCGCTCCCGCTAAAATAAAATTCGGTATACCGACCCCCAATTGTTTAAGCCCAAAATTTAATAATTTTAAAATTTCATCAATAACACTTTTACAATTTGCATAGTCAACAACTGCCTGCCCAAGTATTAATAGGGCGTAGGCTATAGATGTGTACATTTTTATTTGCTTATCTTTAGCCTCATCTATTATTTCTAATAAAATTGTTTCTACTAATAACCTTATATTTTTCTTTAATGTTTTAAAAAGAATTTGAACAAACTCAGAAGTTATTTTAACCATCGTGTTAGTAACGAATTTTTTAAATGTTTTCATAAACCCCTCAGCATCTTCATACGAATCGTCTAACTTTGTTGATAATTCGTTTTGAACTGCCTTTACCATAATTAAGAAACCAAAAATAGTTTTTGGTGTAAGGATTGATTTAAAAATAACTCTTGGTAGTGACAAAGTTAAATCCATATTTAATTTAAGTTTTAAATTTAAAGAAGGGAAAGGTATTCCAATACTACCTGTTAGTTTATCTTTCCATACTTTATCTTTTACCATAGAATCTATACCCCTATCTATTGCTTCAATTTTGGCTGACGAACCGTTTTGACTTATAATATCTTCTAAAATATTAATCATACCTTCTTCGTTAATTGGTAATTTAACATTACCACAATCTTCAAATTCCATTACTCCGTTAGAGATATTTTCCGTTTCTTGATCCAATAACCTTAAATCTGATGGCTTTATTTCAAAAAAACTATCATCAATAAAATCTTCTTCACTTAATTTCGCGGTACCCGAAACGTCTATTTTTTTTGTAGGGTCATTACAAATACCCATAAGTCTTTTCATCACTTTTAAAAACCACGAACTTTGTTGTATTTCTATTTTAGATTTTTTTAAACCATAATCTAAATTACCACTCAGAGAATTAAAAATATTCGCATTTAAAACATCAAAATCAAAAATGTCTATACTTTGGTAGTAGTCCCTTAGAAAGTCAGTCACTGAAGTTCTACTATTTAATTGAGGTTTTAAAGTCACCTTATAGTAATCCCCAAAGTTAGTTGGTAAAGTTGCGGGGTAATATTGAACGTATTCAAAATCAAATAAATTTTGACCTGACGCCCCCTTATAATCTCCACCTAAATCATTATTATATGATATGTTAATATTTTGTAATCTTTTATAAAGTTCTCTGTCCATTGAGTATGGGATAGATCCGATACCAGTATCATTCTTTTCATAAAAAAATTTAGCCTTTTTATCGTCAGGGTCATACTTTAACGTATTAAATATATCTATTTGTTTGACTTTTATGTAAATTGGTTGATTTAATACTGATTCGTATGATTGTTCTTCTGAACACCCTAAAGTAGATATCATTTCATTAATTACTATTTCAGAAACTTTAGGTTTAAATGTGGATATTGATTTTAAAAATATATCTTTAAGTACATTTACAGAATTACCAGCGGGAAGAGTTTGCATAAAAAGTTCAAACATCTCTTCAATTTGGTTTTTTGCCTCACTTTTTAATTGGTTGACTTGTTTTGTTCCTTCGTTTTTTAATTCATTAAATTGTTTTACAGTTTCAGCCTTTGTTTTTTCTGTAAAAGAATTTACTTGTTCTTTTGTTTGTTTTTTTCCGTCTTTTAATGATTGGTTAACGGTTTTAATTGCCGAAATTTTACTTTTGGCGTCACCATATCCTTTATTAACATCTAAAGCTGCCATTATAAACTAAAATTTTGATTTTGGGAATTATCTACATCTTTTTTTATTAAACTTTGTAAAAGATCATCATCCATATCGTTAAGGGTAAAGTCGTCGTCTTTACTACTGTTTGATTTTTCCCACAAAGTGGATTGTAGTTTAGATAAAGAAAGTTTTTTTTCAATAGTATCGTTAATGATTTTTTGTTGCTCTTTTATAATAGGTCCTATTAAAGTCATGTCTTCAGGATCTTTTAACATTGCAAGCATTTTGTTTTGTATTCTTGTTGCGGTTGCTTTTTGTTCAACAAGTTCGTTGTAAATCTCTTGCATAAGACCCAATACAGAATCTTTATTAAGTGATATTTCTTTTTTTCTGGTTCTATTCATAACAATAAATATTATTTGCTATGTATTTTTTTTAATGTCTGTAAATACAATACTTTGTATTTTTTTAAATAAATTCTAATTTCTTTTGTATTCATATTGGTCATTTCCCTTAAAGATAATAGAACAATATTTTTATTAAACTTGTTATTATCATTACCAATAAAAATATTTCCATAGTTATCAAAAAGATCTATAAGTGCTATACCTAATTTATATTCGTTTTCATTTAACCCCTTTTCTTGTACGTATGTTTTTAATTCTATTTTAAATATGTCTATTATTTTTTCTGCATCTATACTTTCAAATTCCATGTAGTATACCATATCCGGTCTATTCTCTAATGTAGATGATATGTCCTCATATGATATTTTCCTGTTTGTGTCTTTTTGGTCTTTTTGTATTTGACCCATAAGATAGTTTTTACATATTGTACCAAAATAAGAATACGCCTTTTTATTCTTTGCGGGTTTAAACTTATCTATTTTAGTTATTAAAAAAGAATGAGTATCCGAATGATTATCGGAATACTCCATGTCTTTTCTATATAACTTATACCTACGAATAATCGATTCTATCATTTTATTCAGTGGGTCTCTCAAGAAATTATTATAAATTTCTTCTTTTTCTTCTTTGGTTTCAGCTACAAGGTATCTTTTTACCGCCTCCTCCTCACGAGTATCAAAATAATTATCTTTTTTAATTTTTTTGATACCCGTCTTATCTTTTAGTTCATTTGTTTCTTCATTTTCTACTAATGACATTAAACATTTTGTGGTTCATATTTTATGTTTCTATCTCCAGTGAAAAAATGTTCTTTTTTTGCTGAATCAATCCAAAATGAAACCTCATCATCTGTAAGTCTATCATCACTATTTTTATAGTTCCAAAAAATAGAACCTTCCCTCATGTTCATATGTTTGTATCCAATTCTTGGTATTGTCATTATTTTTGTTGAGTTGTAAGTTAGTCTCAATAAAAATTCATAAACAAATGTTAGTTTCATTGATTTTTTAAATCCACCTAAACTTTCATAGACGTTTTTTTGTACGACCATTCCAGATGATTGGAAATTTTGATAACTTAACAATAAGTCATTAGTTAAATAACCCATTTCTGAATTCATACTAACAGCAAAAGTGGCCTCATTAGTGAACCCAACAAAAACACCCTTATCGTCAGTGTCAACAACTAATGGTAAAAATGCAGATACGTCATCGTAAGATTCAACATATCTTTTTACGTTTTTAAACCAAATGGTTGCGTACTCATCATCAAATTCTAAAACTGAAACCCACTTACTTTTTGCGTTTTTAACACCTAAATTAACTTGTGTAGCAAAATCAAATTCACCTTTGTTTTCAACTAAATTAACATTTAGTTCTCCAAAATTATAATTTGTTAATTTATTTTTTAAAATTTCTTCATCAGTATGTACAATAACAAGTTCGTTTATACCCGTTAATTGCATTTGTAATGATTTAATACTTCTCTCTAGTAGATCATCAAATAGAGGGTGCATTGATGAGCTGATTGGTAATATTACCGATACGTCAAATATTTCTTTTGTTTCCATAATTAATTTTGTTCTTCTGATATTTTTAGTTTATCCAATTGGTCTGAAAATAATTTACTTCTAGTTTCAAAGTATTTATTAAAAGTTTCAATAACGTCATTTTCAAATTTTGAGTCGTCTTGATATTTTTTAGATGATTCTAACATTTTTTCATATAATTCAGGTGAGATATTATCTTCTAACCAATTTTGGGTAAAGTTTGCAACAACATCGATGATTTCGTTGTACTGATATGTCCAAATACCATTACTCTCATCCATCCATTCCGGTTTTAAGTTTGGTATTTTACCAATCACAGGAGTACCTGATGTCATAGATTCTAATGGGAATGTACCAAATCCTGAAACATCGTCAACCCAAACAGAAACATATGAGTCCTTTAAAAATTTAGCAAAGTCCTCTTGTTTAATCCCTCTCATATCTCTAAATGTAATCCATCTAAATTGTGGGTATTTTAAATAAAAACTTTTAATTATTTTTGCGGTGTCTCTTGGTTCTCTTGTATGAATAGTAATAATAGGTTTTGATGGTTTTTCTTTTTTAGAAAAATGTTTAGAGATTGTTGGTTCAATGACATCCACGCTAGCATTTCTCATAATTTGTTTAACATACTCTTTTTGTGTTTGAGTAGTAGTGATGACTTTAGCGAATCCATATTGTTGCCAAGTAACACCAGGAGCTAAAGTTTCTAAAATATTATCATACGCCTGACATAAAACAATTTTTCCACATGGGAAGTTCTTTAATTGATCCATAACATGACCATATAATTCAGGAACAATAATAAAATCTTCAGGTGATATTGATAGGTTTTTACCTTCAATAGATTCGTGAGGAATTGCCATATATTCTTCACCTAACCACTCACCAACACCCGTGTATTCTTGAGCTTCATGAATAATTATAACATTGTATTTATTATCAAATAACGCTTTAGCCATCTGATAGGTGTAGGCAATAGACCCTTTTGCGTTGCCTTTAGTGTCTTGAACCAAGAAATAAATCTTAGCCGTTTTGTCTTTTAGGTTTTTAATAGAACCTTCTATTTTTTCTATTTTTTCTAATTCCATTTTATAATTTTTTTAGAACGTGGTTTATTAATAGTGTATTAAATGCCAATTTAAAAGGGATAGTTAAATCCTTTGCTCCATGCATACCCAAACTTTCATCTAATTCTTCTCTTTCAGTTAATAATACTTCAATAAGACTTTTGAAAGTGTCGTATCTTGTAACGCTTATTTGTTGTTCCGGTGTTTCTGTTTCTCCTGAAACTGTTAATGGTAAAACAGACTTTTCATAACTTACCTGTTTTTCTAACTCATCAATGTCCAAGTAATAGTTTTCACCTAAAAATGTTAACATAAATTTAATTTTTTTAATATGTCATCAAACTCCTTCAATTTTTCAATCTCATAGTCCGCTTCGACGTTTTTATTATATGTCGTATTATATTTAACTACGATTTTATCTTTTGGTTTTTCTAATATTAGTTGAGGATTTGCTGTAAGTAAAACGTCAATTTCATCCCACATTGAATTTATTGTAAAATTTGAATAAAATTTTATCTTTTCTAATAAACACCCAAACTTAGAAAGGAAAAATAATGATGCTGGTTTTGATTTACCCATTTCATCAGAGACTATTAAAAGTTCATTTGTATTTCGATAATTATGATAAATTTCATTTAAGTCATTAAACGTAAAGGTTTCTGTCGAACCAGCGTGTCCAAAAATCTGCATTGCAAAATCTTCATACATAAAAGAGTAAAGTTCATTCTCATCATTAAAACTGAAATGATCCATCAAGTTTAATGATGTAACATCATTTAAAATTTTATATTCAAAATCTTCTTTTGGGTTTAGTTCTTCGGTATTACCGGACATATCAAGTTCATAAGTTTTTGACCCATCTTCTTTTTCTTCAATCATATGTTTTTCATATAACTGTGTAAACTTACCGATAGTATCCCTTAACACACCATTAATTTCAATCCCTATTCTCTTCATACTTTTTTAATAACTTACTTATAAGTGGGTTTCTTACCACATCCCCATCACCAAACTCAAACACGCCAATATCGTGAACATCATTAAACTTTTTAATTGCGTCATACAGACCTGATTGTTTTTTGTCTCTATAACGGTCAGTTTGTTCAATGTCTCCTGATATAAAGAATTTACTATTAAACCCTATCCTTGTCAATAGTAATTTCATTTGATTTGGACTTGAGTTTTGTGCTTCTTCAAATATTAAAATCGTGTTATCTATATTCATTCCTCTCATGTATGCTAATGCGAATACTTCAATAATTTCAGCATCTTTTAATTTCTCTCTTGCCTCTTTTCCAATAATTTTATTTAATAAGTAATAAGACGGGAAAATGTAAGGGTCTAATTTTTCTTCTAAGTTACCAGGGAGTGATCCTAATTTTTCTTCAGCCTCTACTGCCGGTCTAACAATAACCAGTTTTTCATAATGGTTAGTTGGGTCCATTAATAAATCAACCGCCGCTTTCATTGCGATATATGATTTACCAACACCCGCAGGTCCCGAACAAATTGTTATTTGATTGTTTCTTAAAAGATTATAATAATGTTCTTGATTTTCTGTTAGAAATTTATTTTTTACTTTTTTCTTGACTACTGAATTTATAAAGTCTTTTTTTGAAAAGGGTTTTGAATCCTGTTCTTCGGTTTGTGGTTGTTGTTTTTTTCTTGTCATATTCTATTTTTTATAATAATTTAACCAATATTCAATCATTTCATCTAACATAGACTCAAAAGTGTATTTTGGTTTCCATCCTGTCAATTCTCTTAATTTAGTGGAATCTCCTTTTAAATCATTTAATTCTTCAGGTCTTAGGTATTTTGAATCTGTATTAACGTATTTTTTCCAATCTAACCCTAATTTGTTAAAAACATAAATCACAAGATCTTCAACTGAATGAGATATTCCTGTTGAACATACGTAATCGTTGGGGGTTTCTTGTTGTAGTATTAACCACATGGCCTCAACGTAATCTTTAGCGTGTCCCCAATCTCTAGTCGCCTTTAAATTGCCTAATTTTATTTTATCAGTTAAACCTAATTTTATTTTTACTGCCTCCTTACAAACTTTGTTTGTTACAAAATTTGTACCCCTTCTAGGTGATTCGTGATTAAATAAAATACCATTACTAATAAACATATTATACGAATTTCTATAGTTTATACCCATATTATGTGCAAATAACTTTGAAATTCCGTATGGGGATACAGGCACCATTCTAGTTGATTCTCTCTGAAATCCATCATTATCTATATTATTACCAAACATTTCTGAAGACGATGCTTGATAAATTTTACAATCGAGTTTTAAAAGTCTAACGGATTCAATAACATTCAATGCCCCAACACCTGTGGCTTGTGATGTATAAATTGGTTCGTCAAAAGAAATTCTAACGTGAGATTGTGCTGCTAAATTGTAAATTTCATTTGGTTGTACTTCACCTATAATACGTATTAATGAGGATAAATCTGTAATATCACCATAATGTAATGTTATTTTATCGGTTATGTGTTCTACTCTTATTGCTTGTGTTTCAGAAACAGAATTACGTTTCATCACACCATGAACATCATAACCTTTTTCTAAAAGAAACTCCGCCAAATATGAGCCGTCTTGACCATTTATTCCCGTTATTATTGCTTTTTTCATTTTTTAAAGTAATATGTTATTTATGTACCAATCTTCGTATGGTTTATTAAAGTATAATGGATTAGTGTCTAAACAAACAACATCTTCTAAAACTCTTGTAAATCCATTATCAGTTAAAAGATGATAAATTTCATCTTTCATTTTAGATCCTTCCGAATAAAGATTATGTTCTACCGTCATAAGGTTAACTTGAAAATCACTAAAATTAAAATTATTAAGTGCTATATATTCATGACCTTCAATATCTATAGACATATAATCTATTATTCTTGGGCAATTAACACTTTTCAATAGCACGTCTAGTCTTGAACAATTCACTCTATACCCATTTTCTGAAATTCTATCTGTGGAAAAAAAACACTCACCTTCGTGATCTGAAATTGCATAATTTAAATTTATTGACCTACGGTTTTGAGATAATCTTTTAAAAATTTCAGGATTGGCCTCTATACATACGCCACCCCACCCTAAAGTTTTTTCAAAAAAGTAGGTATTACTTGTTTGTATACCATCAAAGGCGCCAACTTCAACAAAAAACCCATCTTTTTTATTATTATAAAACTCATTGACCCATTTGTCTTGATTTGATTGAGAGTAGTACATTTTTATTTTGTATAAATTTGGTTGTATTTTATTTGACGGGTTAATTTATACCCCAAACTTTCAAAATATTCGTTGTACTTTTTATCATTTAAAAAATTTTCTACAACTATTATATTACAGTTTATTTTATTTAAATCTATACCCATCATAACCTCTAATTCCCAACCTTCAACGTCTATAGATAATATGTCAATATCCTTAACACCAATATCACTCAAAATATCATCAAGCCTTTTAATTTCAACAGATATTTTTTTTATATTTAAACTATTTGGGTTAACGTTTGTTTCTTTCAAATATTCTTCTTTTAATGAAATAGATGAAAAAGAATGGTCAGTGACTTTACCGCCATAGGCTTCTACGTTTTGTTGGACAATTGTAAATTCCCCGATTCTATTTTCATAAGAGCATGCATACTGATATACCTCATTATTATGTTTTTTATGATCCTCAACAAATTTAGGGTTAGGTTCTATAATTATAGCCCTCCAACCGGTATCTTTAAAGTGTTTGGACATAGAAAGAAAATCCGGAGTACCACCACCAACTTCAACAATAATACCTTTATAGTTAAAATCAGGAAAAAAAGTTTCTCTTAATATTTTATCTGTATCAAATTCTGCGTAATACTTCATTTACCAATGATTTCAAATTTAGGACACGGAACAATAAATTTACCACCAGACTTTAAAAATTCGGATTCACGTTCAACAAACTCATTTATAAAATGCCAAGGTAACACCAACAAGTAATCAGGGTTTTCTTTTCTCATTTCTTCTTCAGAAAAAATAGGGATATTTGTACCAACTGTTTTTAAACCAAATTTATAAGGACTTCTTTCTGCGATACCATCAATTAAAGTGTTGTCTAAACCAAAATACTGTAACAACGTATTCCCTTTTGTTGACGCACCATAAGCCCATATTTTCTTACCTTTATTTTTTTCTTCTTTAATAAAAGAAACCGTTTTTTCTTTTAGTTCATTAATGTTTTTAAAAAAATTAAACCATGTAATCGGCGAATCCAACCTTAAACTCTTTTCATATTCAAGAAGAGACTCAACTCTAAACTTACAAACATCTCTATATGGTTGCGTTCCAAATTTAGTTTTATCGGAGGTTTTTTTCATACAATAAATCCTAAAAGAACCCCCATTAACATCATTTAATTGTGTATCAATAATGTCAAAACCACATTCGTTAAAGATTTTTTTAATATTAAATAATGAATAATAATATACGTGTTCGTGACAGATATTATCAAATGCCATTTGCTCAATCATTAACGGTGTGTATGACATTTGTAACACCCAAACACCGTTATCATCCAACACGTCATAAACATCGTTAATAAAATCTTTTGGTTTATCTAAATCATAAAACATAGCGATTGTCGTAATAACTTTAGCCTTTAACTCACCATATTTAGATTTCTTAAAAACGTCTGAACTAAAATAGTCTTGAATTATTAAATTTGCGTGTTTTTCCGATTCCGATTTAAATGAGTCGTCAACAGGATCTATCCCAACTCTAGTTAATGTTTTTGGTAAATTACTTAATAAAGTACCGTCATTACATGCGATATCAATCCATAAATCAGAATCTTGTAATTTATAATTTTCCAATATAGAAGTAACAATACCATTAAGTTCTTTTTTCATTGTGTTGTTAATTCCTGATCTATACCAGTACTTTCCGTACATAGTGTCTAAAGGGGCACATTGATCGAGTCTTACCGATCCTGTCTCGTGTTCTAACATAAGTTTTAAATCGACCTTACCACCTCTAGGTTTATCATTTTCATTTAAAAAGTCGGAAACATAAAGATCACCAAGTGTAAAAAGTTCTTGCATATTTTTTTTTTATTTAATTTATTATATAGTCTAATTTATCTCTAAAATTTTTATTAGACCAATTTTTTTTATATTCTTCAAGATGTGTACAACCATAATTAATTATATCTGAAATTTTATTTTTTTCAATAGAAATTTTGTCTGAAATTATATGCCTCATCATATCGCAGTCAGTAACAGCAATTGGTACATTAACAGAAAGAGCATAATCAATAACAGAAGAAATTCCTTTTGAACTTTTATTGTCATAGAAAAAACAATTTATTGTACTTTCGCTTAACCAATTAAGAAGTTCTAAATTACTCATATAGTTGTTAGTAATTATAATTTCATTTTTTGATTTAACTTCTTTATTACATAAATCTAAAGTTTGGTTTTTTAAATTATTAAATGGATCTACGTTTGCATTTGGCATATGTAGTCTTATTATTGCCCCTGAAAATTCCTCATTTATTCTGTTTATTATTTTTTGAAATCCTTTGTCTGGAAACCCAAAACCAAAAGAGGATATTATGGTTTTATCTAAATTTATTTTTTCATTTGACTCAAATTCAAAAAGACATCTATCTATTAGAAATTCATTTATATTATTAACATTTTTAGTTGGGTCATTATAAAGTATTCCATTGTATGGGAAATTGGGTATGTCCCCATCGTGATAAATAAAGTAAATTTTATAGTTTAAAAATAAAGAACTAATTAAGTCATTTGTAATCCACCCCATAACCCAAATTATGTAATTAAAGATTATTACATCTATTTTGTTGTTATTTAAAAAATTAATTAGTGTTTCTGAATCATTAGTTTCTAAATAAAAATATTTATTTTTATTACTTTTTTCTAAAGATTCAAATATGTTTAAACCGTATTGGTGTACACCACAATTAGTTGTCTTTCTATTAACTAATAAAACATTTTTCATAATGATTCTATCATATTTTTATAATCTTGTGTCATTTTTTCAGGTGACCATAAATCGTACAATTTTTTTACTTCTTTTTTGTTATCTAAAAATGACGTTAAATTATTTTTTTGTTCAAAAAATCCTAAATAATCATGAAAATGTCTATACATATATGTGTTGTTAACAACCAGACTGGATTGGGAACTAACTGCTAAATCTGCGCTACCACCAACACCAACAAATTCGTGTGGGGGGTTGTAAAAATAAACATTTAAATCATTTTTTGATAAGTAATTTATTAGTTCATTCTCCGTTTCATAATACGTATTTGTAATATTTAAATGAACATTTTTTTTGGTTATTAATTTTCTCCAATTGTCAAATCTTTTAGGGTCTTCGTAACCACCAAAAGTTGCTTGAGTTATATTCATATTTATTACAACTTCATCAAATTCATGATTAATTAAATCTATAATTTTATCAAACATCTTCCACGGTGATACGCTAAAACCGTGTGAACCTATTTGTAATGTACCATTAGGTTTTTTTTCTAATTTTTCAAATCTTCTTATAGGTCTAACAGTTGTAAATTTATTATTACTAATTGATTTATTTGTTTGATCATGAATTACCCAACAGTCAAAAGTATTGTTATAAAAATCAATCATTTGAGGGGTTAGGGGATCGTGAATTATCCCAATGTGTTTTATATTAGGAAACATTTTAAATAGTGATTTATTTAAATACGGTAGTGTAACCGAAAAATAGTTATATAAAATAAAATCAGGTTTTTCTGTCTCTATTATTTTAAGGTATTCATTAAGACCATTTACTGAGGTTTCAAAATATTTAACAGGTAAAGTTTTTTTATCTATTAAATCGAAAATTCTTTTACCAATTTCATAAACACCACACTGTGATTTTACATGATTTATAAAAATTACACTCATCTGTTTCTATATTTTATTTCTTTAATTACCATATCATTTATTAAATCATCTGTATTATATTTTGGGGACCACCCAAAAGATTTTAATTTGGTACTGTCCCCAATAATATTATATTGAAACTCAGTATCTTTTTTATCCTCAGTGTATTCTACAAATTCCATAAAATCAAGATTGTGTTTATAAAAAAATTTTTTAGATAAGTCTAAAAAATTAACCTCATTACCACTACTAAAAACAAAATTTTCATTTAGTTTTTTTTCTATTATTATTTCAACTGCCTTCATAAAGTCTTCTGCATGACTTAAATCTCTATAAAAATTAAGATTATACAAGTTTAATTTTTTTTTTGATCCCATTAATATGTCACAAATATGTGTTGATATTTTTTTTGTTATAAATTTTTCATTTCTGTAAAAAGAATCGTGATTAAAAAAAATACCAGAGCAACATTTAATATTATATTTAAATCTATATTCATCTAATAAATTATGAGATGTTAACTTAGAAACCCCATAAGGGTAAAGAGGTGAAAAGTAACTTTTTTCATTTATTATACGTTCTTTAGATTTACCAAACATTAAAGATGATGACGATTGAAAAAAAAATATGTCCCTATTTACTTTTTTTATTGATTCTAAAAAATTAAAAACAATTTTAAAATTTTGATTAAAGGTTTCATACACATTAGACCAAGGGTCTATTACGTTCGTTTCACCAGCAAAATTAATTATTATTTCAGGTTTAACTGATTTTATTAATTGCTCAACATACCCAATATCAGTTAAGTCCGACATACACAACTCAATTTTAAAATGCTTGTTATGGTCAATTACTTTTTGGTGGGGTACGTTTAATCTACATACACCAATTAATTCGTGTTTATTTTCTAATATTTTAGTTAAAATTTTACCATCTTGTCCTAGTGGTCCCGTAATTAAAATTTTCATTTTATTGCTTTCCGTACATTTTATTTGATCCTTGTTTGTAAAGTTTTTGAGATTTTTTATTTTCAACCAAATAATTAATCAACTCATCAATTTCTTGTATAAGGTCATTTCTTTGTTGATTTGCAACATTCGTAATCTTTGTTGCATTTGCAATCTCAAAATCCGTTGCATCGTTTTTTCTTTTAATATCCTCGGCCATCCATATACGAATATTAGTTACAGTTAATTTATCAATTAAGTTACCGATTGTTTCCATATAAATTTAATTAATTTTATTTATTCCATCTACCCGGTTCAAAGTAGTTAAACCAAACATAAACTTCAGGTAAATAAAGTGTGTCATATAGTTTTACTAATAATGTTATAAGCTCACCATCACCACAAGTTGTTAATGGTAACCTGTGATTTTTTAGTATTTTTCCTTTAACAATAAACTGTTCAACACCAACATTACCAACTGTCATTAGATCTGGTCTAGCAAATAAAGTATTTGTGGGGTGCCTCCTTACAGGTATTGCGTCCATTGGTGTATTATGTCCCCTTAACATTGAACATATAATAAGATCGTTGGGTCTTTTTTGGGATTCACTTTCATAGATATATTTTTTAATTTTATTAAAAAAGTCATTTTCATACCCATCGTCGTCATTTAAAATACAATAATATTCATCATCATTTATTTCTTGATTTTCAATAAACCAATTAATTGAAAAATTACATCTTTCCCAAAAAGTTTGTCCTTCATTAGGACAAATATAATGTTTAGTCCATTCATTTTCTATTTCTAAATTTTGATTTGAGTCGCTATCGGTAATAACATGCCATCTTATACCTTTGTTTGATAAATGTTTGGTTAAATCATTTAGATTATTAAATCTTGCTAGTGGAGTAATAACATTAAACATATTTACATTATTAATATTTTATTTTTTATTTTTTCCCATCTTTTTTGTACTGTAGGTACTAATGAGTTTATATAATCAAATTGTAATTTTTTTAATTTATCAGTGTCCAAATCTCTAGACAATGATTCATAATGGTATGCAACACAATTAGAATTTTCATAATTTTCAAACCCTAAATAATTACATTCTAAATTTAGTTCCACATCCTCAAAACAAGATATATAATTTTCATTAAAAAATCCAACATTTTCAAATAATTTTTTTCTTATCATTAATAAACCGCCCGTGTTTCCAAAAACATTTACAACACCAATGTTATGGTTATAATAATTTTTTAAATTAATGTGACCAACTTCTAATGATTTTTTTATTATTGCCATAAAAATACCATCATGTTGTATGGTGTTGTCTGCATAATGTAATCTACCCCCTACTGTCCCTGTTTTTTTATTTTTTTCAAAAACATCTAAGAACCCTGTAATAACATCATTCAATATTTTAATGTCATTATTACAAAAAAGTATAAATTCATACTTATCGTCTAAATAATTTTTTACAACATCGTTATTTATTTTAGCAAAATTATAATAATCATACTCAATAAAATTAATGTTTTTTCTTTCTTTTATTTTTAGTTTTATTTCGTCTTTTTCTTCATTTGTTGATCCCGTATCTGCTATAAAAATATCAAACACCTCATTATCACAGTGTTCGTAAAATGAGTCAATACAATCCATTAATATTTTAACATTTCCTTTTGTTGGTATTATTATTGCAACCCTACCTAATTTTTTAAATTTTTTTGTCTTTATCTCAGGGGCATAAACAAAATTAGGTTTTAAGTCTAAAGGTAGTTTACTACCCCACTTTTCAACAAACTTTTCTTTGCTTTCCCAAAATTCTTGATTAGGTTGCCCGATTGATTGATGTGTTATTTCAAAAGATGAAGTCACACCTAATTTAACTCCATCTAAGTAATTTGGCACCGCAAACCCATGATCGTAAAAGTGAAACTTACCGTAAGATTCATCAAATCTATGTTTAATTTTTGTCTTATCAAATGAAATAAAAAGACCATCCACTGTAACAACAGGAATTAAGAATGGTAATTTAGGTGAGTATTTACTTAGAAACTTTTTTTGATTGTTCGGGTGATGATAAACCTGGCCAACCATTGTTTGTTGTAACCTTTCCCAATAAACACCAGACTCAGGAAAATAACAAGATCCGGCCTTGCCAATTATACCAAACTCATGGTTTTTATTAAAATCTTCTAAAAGTTTTTTACCCCAATTTTTTTCTAATTTAATATCGTTATGACAACAAACAACAATATTATATTTTGATTCTGATATTCCACGATTGTAAACTTCAGCCAATGAGTATTGGTTGTGGTTTTCATAAGGTAAAATTTGAACCCCTTGGAGACCAGAAGTTAATACAAGATGGTCGTTAAATTTATCATTGTATTCTTTATCTTTATGTGTTGAATATATTATTGTTATCATTCTATAATGTTTTTAAAAAATTTTTTGCCCTTATTTCATCATCTTCATACATTTTTTTATTAAACATAGACGTATGTCCATTACCTACTTCTGAAAAAAAACCATGGGTGCAGTAATCATATATGTTAAAGTGTTTAAACTTATGTCCCTTTTTTACCATATCATAAAACCATTTATCACCAATATCAATATTAAAAATACCACCAATAGGTGAAGCTTCCCCGTTTGGGATTACTTCTTTTTTATACATGTCAACATTCACAAGTGCGCACCATTCATTTATTCTACACTCAGGCATAGGAAATGGGTTATTTTTATCGATATATTTTTTACCGTGATTAGCAATTCTCGTAGTATTATGTTTTTCGACAATTTTAATAACCTCATTATAATCATGATTCATGTCAATATTTTCTTGTAATCTGGATCCGTTACATAAAGATTCGGTATTAAACGGGCAGTTCCAACATTGACCAATATCCCCAATACCAAAATACCCATTACTTTCTTTTAACATTTCAGTAACAATGTCGCCTTTAAATAATACGTCATTATGTATAATTAAAATGTATTTTTTATCTGTTGATTGTATTCCGTATTCGTACCTCAATGATTTTCTGTACTCTTCATTTTTTTTGGCTTCATCAAAATTTGAAAACCCAAAACCTAAATAAAAGTTTGGGATAAATCTTTCAAAATTTTCATAACCTAATTCATTTTTTATTAAATTAAAATCATAATCTATCGGTTGATTTTTTTCTTCTATTAAATAAATTTTATCTATTTTAGATGCAGAATATTTTAACAAACTTTTTAATGTTACAATCGTTTGGTATGGTTTACCAAATACCGTGATACAAACATCTATTTTTTCCATATTACAATCCAGTTGAACCAAATCCTTTATCGTTTCGGTCTTTTTCACCGATTTCTTCTACCTTAACCAAATTAACCCATTTTCCATTTACTACAGGACAAAGAACCGCTTGTGCAATTTTTTGGCCTTTTTCTATTTTAATTCTTTCATTAGTAGTATTAAAAATTATAACTTTAACTTCTCCTTGATACCCACTATCAACAGTTCCTGGTGAGTTTAAAACCATAAGTCCTTGTTTAAGAGCTAAACCACTTTTACTTCTTACTTGAATTTCATAACCATCGGGTATATCAAACCTTAATCCTGTTGGTACTAACAGTCTACCATTTGCTTGAACCCACAATTCTTCGGTTGATCTTAAATCAAATCCGGAATCTGACCCGTAAGCGTATTCGGGTTCATTATTTTCCGAATCATTTGTATACTGTAATTGTAATTTTTGTTCAAACTGACTATCAAATTGATCACTAAGCTCATCAAAATTAATTCCCAAACTTTCAAACAACGATGAAGTACTTTCAGTATTTAAATTATACCCGTCTGATTGAATGTTTTTTAATGTGCTCAATTGTTTTCTTAATCCTTCTAAATCTTCCATCATTTTAATTCTTTTAATTTTTTTATAAAGTGTATTAATACTTCCACGTCTTTTTCGCAGTAATCCGCAATTTCAGATAATCGATCACCACTCCAATATGCTTCGTGTACCATACCACCATTTATTTCACCATCTTTTGGTGTTGGTATATCTAATGTTGCACAAACTAAATCTAATGAACCTATTGATGAATATGCACCATATTGCCAAATTTCTTTTGTGTCAATTGCTTTTACTTCCCAAGGTTTTGTATCGTATGAAGGTAATAATTTTGATGGCATTATACCATTAATTATCATACGTTTTGCCATCATAGGTATATCGAAGTTTTTAAGGTTATGACCACAGAGATAAAAATCTAACTTTTGACACCTATCTAATAAATTCCTTACTTGAAGTAATAGTTCTTTTTCATCGTCACCTGAAAATGTTTGTCTTTTAACATCACCATTTTCCATAACAAAGGCCATAGACACACAAACTATTTTTGCAAACTCAGGAACAAGTGCAGAACGTTTAGAATAGACATCATTCATCTTTTGAAGTTCTTGTTCAAGACCGTCTGTTTCGTAATTATCTTCAGGAAATCTTTTTAAAAACCAATCAAAATATTTTACAAATTGTTCCGCAACTTTTGGGTTGCTTTCTTGACATGTTGACCAATCCTTACAAAGACCAACGGTTTCAATGTCCAAGAATAATATTTTTGTTATGGGTATATTAATCATTTTTTTGTCTTTTAAAAACCATTAAAGTATTTTGGAAATAAAAACAGTCTGTTTTAATACACTCTCTTATTGATTTAGTATCTTCATCCATTAATTTAAATCCTCTTTTTTCTATTTCAGGTATTATTTCATCATTATTTAATTCATTAAAATGACCAACACCCCCTTGGCCTCTAATTGCCCATGATACGATTAGTAAGTCTTTACAATGTCTATCTAAATTATTTAAAAAAGTGTCTTGATATTGTTGTGGAATGTGCTCCCCAACCTCTAAACTAATAACAATACCTTTTTTATTTAAATTAAATTCTTGAGCTAAATTTTGAGTTAAGACTTCAAATTCAAAATCAGTTTTAACGGGATCTCCTTCTAAACCGATTAATTTTTTAAAACCATTTTTGTAAAAGTTTTCTAAGTAAGTTGCCATACCACAACCAAAATCTATAATCGTTTCATCTTTGTTATCTTTTAAATAATCAATTAACCAGTCATTTAATTCTTTACTATGTGCGTGCCAACTTGGTGCCACTTCTTTGTTCCAATAACCTGTTTCGTTTATCATGATTTTTATTTTTTAAGTGTTTTATATAATTCTGCTCTATCTTTTGTTACTTTATTTAAATCATATGTGTCTTTCACTGTTTCATATAATCTTTGACCTAAATCGTACGCCCAATTAGGGTTTTGAATTAATTTCTTCATGTACTTAGACCAATCACCATTTCTAACCTCATCCACTAAAAGTGCGTTTCCATCAACAAAGTTACCATTTTGTAATGAGTGTTTCAAGTCTATAGTATATGGACCAACGTTTGATGCTATTATTGCCTTCTTATAGAATCCGGCCTCAATAACTTTAAGTTGTGATTTAACTCTATTAAAGATATGATTTTTAATTGGTGCCAATGATACATCAAACCATCTGTAATTAGCCGCATAACTTGTAACAGGTTTTGTCCAAATTCTATTATAGAAAGTTTCTGTATCTGAAACGTAATCTTCTTCTTTAAATTTCATTAAAAACTCTTTGTGTTTATCATCAACTAATTTATATTTGTCAGTAAATATTTCTTCATAGCGAGCCCATACAGTTTCTTCAGGGTTAATTGGTCGTTGTTTTTGTTCTCCCGTTTGTTGATTGATTTCTGTTACAGTTCCCCTTGTATCAAATCCACAAAGATACATACTAAAATTATCTTTGAATTGTGTTAACGTACTTAGTGTTCCGTCTAAAAGTTTAAGGTCGTGTAAATGAGAAGACCCCCCTAACCAACCAAACCTAAGTTTTTCTGAACTTTTTGTTTCTGCTTGAAACTGAGGTTCATTTGGGTTAATCGCGTTTGGTAACACATATACATTTTTATTGTATTTTGATATTTCTGTTGCAAAAATGGAGGTTGTGGTAATAACATGCCCTGCAACCTTCATATTTGCCAAGATTTTCTCATGTAATTTATTTTGCAATACCAACTGGTGTACAGGGTGTTCTTTCGTTGGTAACCAATAATCATCTAAATCCATAATGGTTACAATACCTAAATTATTTAAGTTTTGAATTATTGTTGGGGCTATGTTATAATCCTGACCTATACTTCTATGAAAATGAACAATATCATATTGCTTCCAATAATTTACATCATTAATTTTAGGATCATAATCAATATCAACATGAAAATCGTCTCCGTGATTATTTTGTAACATAACGTGTGGGTCTACAGAACGAAATTTCCCAACTCCCGTTCTATCTGATGGTAGTACTAATACTTTAATTTTACTCATATAAAAATCTATTTAAGTAAAATATAATAATTATAAAACAAAAAATCCACCCTAATAAGGTGGATTCAATAACTAATAATAAACTTTTATTTTTCTAACTTTTTGACTTTTGTTACGTTACCAATAAATAAAGTATTACCAACTTTAAATTGTAAAGATTCGTTAGTCTTTGTTGTTGATTCAACAACCATACCAGCCTGTTTTAATTCTTCTCTTACAACATCTCTTACGGTATCTCTTACAACATCTCTAATCATGTTTTTAATTTCATTAACATTAATGTTAGATGATGATTGTGTTTCTGTTATTTTTTGTTTTGGTATTTGTGTTTGGGGTGTTTCAGATATTTTATCTTTTTTCATCAATCTTGCCGCTCCCTCAATAACATCATTAGATAAGACCGCACCTCCACCCATAGAACTTGGTTGAACTATTGGTTGTTCAATCATTAACCTTTTGATTTCATCAGGTAATTTAGAATTTAATATTCTATTTTGATCTAAAGGAACTGATGGGTCATGTCTTTGTGTTGTTTCTTCTGATTCTGTTAAAAGTTCAGAAGGTAAATTGTAATTTGCGTTTACTGGTGAGTATTCCTCAACCATAGGTGTTGTTTGTCTTGCGTCTCCTCTTTTAATTTCACTATGTTTTTCCATAATTTTTTTAGAGACCGCTAGTCTTTGCATTAAATCCATTTCATTATTCATAATTATGCTAAATTTTCTTCATTGCCAAATATGGCGTTTAATAAGACTCTTGTCATAGACCTATCACCATTAGGGTTATAATTTGGTCTTATATCTACAAAATTATCCATTGTTGGTTTATATGTAAATATTTTATCTAATCTAAATAACCTCCAACCCGGTATTGGGTTTCCTTTAGTGTCTCTTGAGTGAGATTTACCCTCTTGTTCCCATGCTCTTAAAACTAAATTACCTTTTTTACTATAACCTAAACATACGGGCTCAATAGTTCTATATCCCTTTCCTCCATTATCATTACCATCATAATAAATTACGATAACTTTTTTATCACGTATACTATCTTGCACTTGATCAAGAGCAGCAATTTCAGTTATCAATCCACTAAGAGAATTTAATAATCTCATTTTACGTTATAGTAAGGATTATTAGGTGAAAACTTATTTATTTTAAGGTCGTCCTTCCTTTCAAAAATATCTGTAGATGTTCCTGCATTATTATTATAAACGTCTAAATCGCCACCGGTACCTCTACCAATTTTATCCCCATTAGCAATTGCGTCAGGATGAACGGTAGAATATTGATCCGTTTCTTTAAAATCATTACGAGCAAATAACTTTCTTCTTTGTTCATCTGCGATTTGAGATAACGTGTTATTTGGTTGCGAAAAATCTAATTTGTCAGATTGTGTTGCCATTAATTAAAATTTTTATTCTATTTATCTCTTCTTTCAAAGAGTCTGTTGTTGTTGTGTGTTTATCGTTTAAGTTAAATGAATTTTTTTCATGTGAAGATAAATACTGGTTTTGCATACCGGTGTTAGATTTAACTTCTTTAGATGATTTAACACCATCTCGCATTACCCTTAAAACTTCATCACACCAAGTATTCATTCTATCCCCACCATTCAATATAAATGGTGCATCTTCTTTATTACCGTTATACCCATCAAACCAATTTTTTATTCTTTTAACTTGTTGGTAGGTCACTTGTTTTGATTGTCTTAACTCTTGATTTCTTTTCCAACCTTCAGTATTTGTGTCACCTTGTATTGAACCAAAACACTCCTCTAAATGTTTTAAAAGAGATGAAGGAATCATAATAATATTACCATAAAGTTTAGAATTCATTTCTAAAAAGGTTAATTAATTCTTTGGTTGAAATACCCTGACTTTTAGCCATTTTTTTCAATGAGTTTATGTTTCTCAACAATATTGGGTTAATATTTTGTGATCCATCATTTAATTCTCCAGAAACTTCATCCCCTTTATCTAATAATATATCTTCACCCAAGTTTTCACTTTCGTCAATATCTTTTTCTTTCAATATTAATCTATCTATATAATTTTTTTTATTACTAATTTTTTTAGGTGTTTTTTTATGTAAGTTAGGTTTTTTACCTTGTTGAACCGCCCTTTCAATTGCGTCTTCTTTATCTAAACCTAATTCTTTTTCATAGTGTTTAACAGTGTCCTTATAGTCCATAAACATAGTGTCTTCAAAACCAAAGGCATCTTCCATGTTTTCTTCTTTGATTTCACTTTCACCGTAATACCCATACCAACCTCTTAAAAGTGGGTCTCTTGGCATTCTTGCTTGGTGTACTATTTTATCAGAAATTGATGGATTATTTTTCATTCCCGAACTAGCGGGATCCATTATTGGTGTTGCGTCAGATAACCAAGTACCGTCAAAATCAATTAATTCTGTCACCTCTTCTTCTTTTCCTTTTGTTTCTTTTTTTGTTTTTCCTTTAAAGGTTTTCATATCTTTACATGGCATGTATTTTCTATCACCATCTTCGTTATGGTAATGTGATCCACTACACCCTAAAGATTTTGCAACTCTTTCCGCCCTTTCTTTAGTTGAATATTTATATGTTTTCATATAGGGTTTTACCTATAAATACCGCGATTAAACTATTTATCATAAAAAAGAATGCCAAGTCAAAATATTAATTCTTATTATTTTCCAAAATATTCTACTAAATTAAGTTATGGTCGGTATTTTGATCTAACACTTGCATCTGACGAAAGAAGTTATGATGAAGAAGTTGTTTTTTCTAACGATGTTATTGCGTTAAATGACGGAAACAGACTTCCAATATCAATACAGTTAGATAATTCAGGAAATACATTACAATCAAATATCACATTTGGAAATTACATACCATCTAATACTTTAGTTTCTTCTAACTATTATAACCCAAAAAATTTAGATTTTAGTTGTTATACAGCATACACAGGAATTTGTGACGTAGGTTTAGTTGGTACAGATAATGGATTATTTACTGAACTTAGCGGACAAACTTTATATTACATAAAGGGTGTTCACAATGATTACAAGTTTGATCCACACTATAGGGATGGTAGATTTAAAATGCATCCAGTTAGAAGTTTGGTTAATCCGCCAAACGTAAGATTTTCAGGAAGACCAAAAGAAACGGTTTATAATATTGTTTCTAAAAGTGCATCAACTATTGGTTATTATCAAGAACTTTATGGTGGGTTTTATCAAGGGTTTTATAAATTAAAAGGATATGATTACGAAGTTTTTCCTGAAAGGGTAAATAAAGGGTGGACTGCCGAAATGGTTTTAAAACCAAGGATAACTGATGAATTTTTTATTAATACTTCAACACAAGAATATCTAAATGACAAATACCCATCTAATGCTGGTACATTCTTTTATTTTGGTACAAGAGCTGAAAATAAATTCTACCATAACGCAAGTGGTTCACCTTTAAGTGATACTGGTTACACAAGAAACACAAACGAACTTACTTGTATAGAAACGTGTGGGTGTTCAAATACCGCAGTTACAAATTCAGATTGTATAAAAGTTTACCCAAGTGGTGGTTTTACAACAATACATGATACTTCTTGTGATTGTGGATGTGTTAGTACAGTAAATGTTCCGTTACCTGAAACAGATCCAAAATTTGATGTTTTATCAAATGCAATGTCTTTAAAATTTAGTGGTTGTCCTTTAAATCCAAGTTTATGTGTCAGATACATTAAAATAACGGGTGATTGTGTTACTACCGGATATTGTGAAACAACGGGAGTGACATTTCAAACAGGTTATACAATTAATGAATACTGTACACCACCAATTTATGATATTTGTAATTTAGAGTGTGGTGATACAGAAGAGGAAAGGTGGGTAATGATAAGTGCAGTATTTGAAAGGTATAAAACAATTGAGGACTGTGATTTATTAAATCTTGGTGGGTTAAATGATTTAAGAGTTATTACAACACAATCATCAATAGATGGTAGATCAATAAATTTAATATCTCCTCCTGAAACACATCCAGGGTCTACGCCAGAAAGAAAAATACATAAAATTAGTTTTGATAGAAAATGGTTTGATGAATTAGATTATAGGTTAGGAACATTAAAATTATATGTTAATGGTTATTTGTTTTTAGTTATAGAAGACTTTGAAGAGATCATACCGAGAGAATTAAATACAGAAAAAGAAAAACAAGTAGGAGTACCTTTTAACTTATCGTTTGGTGGGGGAACCCAAGGATTACACGATCATTTAATATTTTCAGGGTGTTCTTTACCTAACGGACCTTATATGCAAGACCCTGAATTGTTTCCAAATAATATTTTATCTGCAACAACACTTTCAGGACTGTCAACAAATATTTTATTAGAACAAAATTTTGGTGGAACTTTTATGGGTGCAATATCACAATTTAGAATGTATGTTGAACCATTAGGTTCTCCTCAAGTACAACATAACTTTAGGGTTTTAAAAAACAAATTTAATCTATTTGATTTTTGGTGTCCTGATTGTCTTGTGACAAATGGATATTTACCTGAAGGTTACGTTGATGAGTTTTATTTTGAATAAACTTTATATTTATTAAATAAAAAATGGGATTAATTACAAGACAAATAGGTCCAGATGCTAAGGGTAGTAAACTTACTTTTTCTGACATGGACAATAACCTTTATTATTTGCAAGGGGTAGGTGTTTCAGGTCTTACTTATTCTGCAAATACTTTAACAATAACAAACCCAACAGGTGGAACAAAATCTGTGGTGATAAATACCGGTGGTACATTTACAGGTGGTACTGTATCGGGAGATACTATTTTTAATAATGGTTTAAGTGCAAGTACTTTTAGTGCCACCACCTTATTTGGGGATGGCTCTAATCTTACTGGTGTTGCAACAACTAATTATAGTTCTGTAACATATAGTGAATTATATAATTTAATTACAGGTGGAACATTAAACCCAGGTTCGTATTATCTAATCAATGATTTTCAAACTTGTTATGACCAACCTGATTATAACTTTGCGGGTAGTGCAATTACTACGGGCAATTACAAACAAGGACCTATAGAACCAATCGTTGTTCTATCAACAAGTGCGAACACAATAAGTAATATTGCTTACCAACCAACATATCCAAAAGATAAAATAAAATATGATTGGTCATGGAATCAAACAGAAGTTACTTTGGGTCAAGCAAAAGGTAGAATCACTGAAAGAATAGATGAGTTTAGTAATAGAACTGATTATGATCATAGATCAGTTTTGTTTAGAAGGTACGATAACTACTATTATAAAGAAAACAATATTGCTGAAGGAACGATTGAACTAATTGAAAATACAGGTGAAGTAATAGGTAGAGAAACTAAATTTTCAAATTATAATGTTGGTGACCACATAGCGATTCCTGATACAAATGTGACTTTCTTTGAAATTGTATCAATATCTGGTGACACGAGTATGGTGGTAAGTGGATTAACTATACCCACTGTTTCGGCAGGTGCTAGTTTTTATCCTGCACAAAGATCAGGACTTACCTATAAACAAAATAATATATCAATTCAATACACAGAACATCCTACATTCTTATTTGGAGATGAAGATATAATTTCAAATTACATTGGAGATGTTGCAATATTTAGAAACTGGAGTGAGCATGATTTTTTATTACCAAATAATGTCTTTGGTGAGGACGTAATTGGAAACAGAATAGGTAACGAGTTTATAAATAACACATTTAGTAGTGATGTTGAACATAATGTTATAGGAGACGAGTTTGAGAATAATACAATTTATAATGGTTGGGATTTCACTGATAATCAAATAGCCGCTAATTTCAGAAATAATTTAATAATCTGTGACGATTTTAATGATAATGTAATTGGAGATAATTTTAATAATAATAAAATCTTTAATAACAGCAATTTCGTTGATAACCAAATATGTGTCGGATTTAATGATAACACCATATACAGCGACTTTGGGGATAACAAAATTAGAAACGGTTTTTATAATAATGTTATTGATGGAAATTTTAATTATAATTCAATTGGTCATGGATTTTATGATAACGAAATATTTTCACAATTTTATGATAACCTAATTGCTAATGAATTTAATGGTAACACGATTTATCCTGATTTTTACAAAAATGAAGTATTAGATAACTTTAATAGCAACACAATTGGTGACTTTGCTAACTATGGTAATTTTGATTTTTATAGAAATTATATTCGTAATAATTTTAATAATAACACAATTAGACGAGATTTCCAAAATAATCAAGTTGGTACAAACTTCCAATCAAATGAAATTAATGGTGAATTTATTGGTAATACCATTTTAAATGGATTTAACAATAACACAACCGGTAACTATTTTGGTTTAAATAATATTGGTAATGGGTTTAATGAAAATATTATATATGATGATTTTTCTAATAACACGACTGATTATTATTTTAACGATAATATAATTAGTAGTGGTTTTAGGACTAATACAGTCGGTACTTATTTTGAAAACAATAGGCCTTCTAACTCAGATTTATTTGGGTGGAATGACTTATCAACAGTATCAACAAGAACATATGATACATTAAGAGTTTCACTTGATAATAATGTTGGTAATTATATTTTAGGTAAAGAACTTGTGATGAGAGTTATATCAACACAACAATATTTTAAAATTAAATTTACACAATGGACACAAGGAGGAAATGGTGGCGGATTCCAATACGAAAGACAAGAAATAGATTCAAATGGTAATAACATAGGTTCATTCGTTATTTTTACTAAAACTAATTATGGTTCAGAAGTAGATGTTATTGTTTCTGGTGTTGTAGAAATAACAAGAGACGGTCAAGGTGGGTTATATAATACAATAACTGATACACCTCCATTCGGTGGTGGTTGGCCAGGTCCTGGTGACACCGAATGGAACTCAATCTACACACAATCAAATAATGGTGAAAGATTTGCGTATAATATAATTGGTTCTTATTTTAATAATAACATAATAGATAGTGATTTTGGTTATGGAGGATCATTAGAATACGGAAATAGAATAGGAGACAGATTTCAAAATAACACTATTGGTCAATACATGTACAGTAATGTAATTGGGAATTATTTTCAAGATAACACTATAGGGATCAATTTTGAAAACAATTTAATTCAAAACAATTTCCAAAGTAATTCTATAGACGATGCTTTTGAAAGTAATAGAATTGGTAATTATTTCTTTAATAACACAATAGGACTAAACTTTCAAAAAAATACAATTGCAGATAATTTTGGAAATAATGGTTTTGGGTCACCAGGTTTAACCAATCAAATTTTTGACGACTTTAAATCAAACGTAATCGGAAATAACTTTGGAAATTATTTAGGTGTCGACGGAGGTAATTTAATTAATAATGGTTTTTCTGGAAATGTTATAGGTGATAATTTTACTTTTAATATAACAGACACAAACACAACAAATAATAAAATCGGAAATGATTTTATATTCAACATCTTAAATCCAAATTTTGTCGATAACAATATATCAAATGTATGTGTAGGAAATACAATATCTTCTGATTTTGTTTCTAATAAGATTGGTAATTATATGGCGTTTAATACTATAAATAATACTTTTGAAAATAACGATATTGGTCACTATTTTGGTAATGGTGGTTCAGGTACTGAAAATGTAATTGATGGGGTTTTCACAAATAACAAAATTGGAAATTATTTTGGGAACGATACATCAAATAATGCTGGAGGTAATGTAATTAATAATAACTTCATCGATAACTTAATTGGTGATGAGTTTTACAACAATACCACTGACGCAATTTTTAGAAGAAATGACATAGGAAATGAATTTTTTAATAATGTAATAAACGATGTCTCTGGATTTGCCGAATTTCAAAATAACCAAATAGGTAACAGGTTTAACAATAATACTACTGATGGTCCTTTCTATGGTAATAACATTGGTGGTGGTTTTAATAACAATAACATTGGTATTAACTTTTACAGTAATGAAATAGGCTTTGCATTTAACAATAACAGTGTTGGTAATAATTTCGGTTCTAACTTTATTGGTTACTACTTTTATGACAATACTGTTGGGACGGGATTTTTCAATAATAGAATTACAACCGATAATTTTCATCAAAATACAGTTGGTGATGATTTCCGTTATAATACAGTGGAATTTGGTGTTGAGGCTTTTGATTTTACTAGTGGTCCAGCAACACACGTTTATGGTGGATATAATTGTACGATATTCGGTAGACAAGATGGTGCACCTAGATTATCTTATTACGATTCAGCTGACGTATTAAATATTGTAGATATAACAGATTAAAAAATAAAATATTATGGCAAATTGGAAAATACAAAATTGTTTAGACCCTACTGATACTAAAATAGTAAATGATAAAAAAAATCAGTTACAAACCGGCAGTGTTTTACCTGCGGGAACACCTGGTCCTGGTGGTGAAATTACAGGATGTTATAGTGCAGTTGAAGAAACCGATCAGTTTCAAAACTATCAAATTTTTGGAGATTCTTTAGATTGTGTGGACTGTTTGGATAAAAATAATTTTAAATTAATTTTTAGAAATTGTTTGACTGAAATTAACTATTACGTGTCACCCATAGGGTTTGAAACTCTACCAATAGTAGGTAAGGTTTTTTCTGGAAGCATATCCGAAATTGAGGGTTGTTATGAGTTTATTGGGTTAACTTCTGAGGATTTAGAAATCTCATCCTCACGACTTGTATCTGAGTATAATAATTGTCTTGGATGTCAAGGAGGATTCTCAGTGTCTTTTGACAGAGAAATATTAATTAATAATAGTTACGGACTAGATAAAGGAGATGTTTTAAGTATATCTGGTGATTACACCGAACCTTTTACATATTTTATTTCAGACGATAACCAGGTTGAAAACGTAAGGATCGAGGGGTCAACTCTATATGTCGGTGATAGTACTGGGGCTTTAGGTATCATGGTTGTAGATTCAAATAATTTTAGTGCAACAACAACAACAGAAGTATTAAAAAGGGCATCTTTTACCACTAATAGAGATGAAATAATAAATAACGTTAGTTATCAAGATTTTAAACAAAAAAATATAAAAGATAACTATAATAGTATTATACAAAATAGAATAAATCCACAAAGTCAAGAACAAGCAAAATGAGTACAAAGTATATTGTAGATAATGTTTCAGGACAAACAATTACAGGAGATCTTACAATTAATGGTAGTATATCCGCAACAACTCTTTATGTAAGTGGTAATAGTATAACACCAAAATATAAAGTATATACTGCTTTGTTAACACAATTAACAGGAAGTGGAGATCCTAATCCAACTGTTCTTGAAAGTACTTTTACGGGGTCAATAACATTTTTAAGAGAAACTCAAGGCACATATCGTATAACTAGTTCAAATAATGAATTTACCCAAAACAAGACATTAGTACATACACAAATTTGGGGCAACGGTCAACCTAAAGGAAGATTAAGTATTGCAAGATGGATGAGTGATGATAGATTATTATTATACTCAAATAACTCAGTAGAGCCCGGATCATCAGCTGATGGTATTGGTGGGAATGACATTATAACATCAATAGAAATAAGAGTATACAACTAATGTAATTTTTTATAAAACAAAATAGAATAAATTCTAAAAGAGAAGTACAAGCAAAATGAGTACAAAGTATATTGTAGATAATGTTTCAGGACAAACAATTACAGGAGATCTTACGGTTAACGGTATTTTATCAGCAACAAGTTATTCAAACATACCAACTCCTGACTCAATAAGTAGCGGACCATCCGCCCCAGGTAGTGCGGTAGTGTCTAATCCGACAAACGTGAACATTAACTTTTCTGATGGAATTGGGACCGCATGGAGTTTTTCTCCAACAGGTATGACTTTTCCTGATGATACGATACAAACAACAGCATATACAGGTGGAACCGGTTCCGTGCCTACTCTTTATTTACTTGAAGCGTATGCAGATGTGACTTACACCTTACCAGGTGGTTTTACTGATGATACTTGTAGATATAGTATTGTAAATAATACAGTCAACGTACCAAGCGGTTGGTTCAATACTTCAACTTATAGATTTACACCACAAAAGTCCGGTTATTGGGAAATTACCGCAACTTATGATGTTTATAGAAATAGTGAAGCAAGTATGGCAATTAAGAAAAATACCGACATCGTTGCGGCTGCAGGTTCTTTTGATGCGGTGGCTCAACAGATAACAAAAATTGTATATCTAAACGGTTCAACTGATTATATAAGCATTATAAATGTTGGTGGAGCATCATTATCAAGAGCACAATACGACTCAAGGTCTTGGTTCCAAGCAAGGTGGGTAGGATAATAAAAAATAATTATTCATATTAAATGGAATTCTTTATAAAACAAAATAGTAATTTACCCATTTTAAAAATGGATGTCGTAAGAGACGGAAGAACTGACTCTTGGAAAGATTTTTATTCCATATTGGACAATGCAACCATTAGATTTTCTATGAAAAGTGAAAATGACGGGATCCAAAAAATATTTATGAGACCGGCATACATCACAGAAAAAGAAAGAAGAAATCCCGACTCACCAAGAGAATATTATATTTACTACAAGTGGAGAGGAAAAGACACCTCAAAAAAAGGTAGATTCATCGGAGAATTTTTAATTGAGTTATCAAACGGAGAACTAATAGGCCCAATTAGAGAAAATCTTTATATCAATATTATTTGACAAGAGTAAGGTTTACTCTTATATTTAAGACGAAGGTAAATGTTACCTATGAGTAACAGCTAATACACCAAACTTAAAAAATACAAATATGGTTCCACAAGAAGAAATCGAACGCTTTTTACATGGCGAAGACGACGAGAAATACATTGTCGCAATTGAATACGATTACAAATCAGATAAAATATTTAAAGTAATACAAGACCCAATCAAAGGTAAACTTTTGAGAATGGATACATTTATTCCATTTGCTTGGGTTGGAGATCTTAGAAGTAAAAACTTTTATAAGGGTAACAAAGACTTTCAAAAGAAAGCGATGTCTGAAAACGGCATCATTATAGAAAAATTAGAAGATCACGGAGATGAAAGATTAAAGAATGGGTTGACGTTCTTAGTAAAAACAACAAAATCATATTCAAACCTTGTAAACTTTTTTAAAGGTGGTGGTCTTGATCCATGGGGAAGAGATAATTCAGATTGTATCACAATACTATCACCCGTAGAACAATACCTCATCCAAAAAAGTAAAAGACTATTTAAAGGGTTTGATGAGTATGACGAAATCCACAGATTTGTATTCGATATCGAGACCACAGGTTTAGATCCAAAGACAAGTAAAATGTTCTTGATAGGGATGAAAGATAATCGTGGTTTTCTAAAATTACTATCAGCACAAAATGAAGATGAAGAAAGACAAATGATTATTGAGTTTTTCAAAACCATTGACGAATTAAAACCTTCTCTTATTGGTGGTTACAATTCAGCCTTCTTTGACTTCCCGTTTATTTTAAAACGGGCTGAAATTTTAAATCTAAACATTAAAAAAATATCTAAAACTTTAAATCCCGATTATTCATTAAAACAAAAAGATGGAATTTTAAAGTTAGCAAATGAGATGGAACCTTATGTTCAAACTCAAATGTGGGGTTATAACATTGTGGACATTGCACATGCGGTTCGTAGAGCACAAGCAATCAACTCAGACATTAAGAGTTGGTCATTGAAATACATTACAAAGTTTATTGAGGCAGAAAAAGAAAATCGTGTTTATGTTGAAGGTGATAAGATTGGTAAAATATATTTTGACAATGAGGACTATTGGATGAATATAGAAAATGGTAACTATAAAAAAGTAGGTATTAATGAAAAAATAGATGAGGTTTGTTCAAGAAGAACTGATGTCTATAAACTAACATCGGGTTCAAAAATAATTGAAGACTACCTTGATGATGACCTTTATGAAACAATGGTTGTTGACGAACAGTTCAATCAAGCAAACTTTTTACTTTCTAAACTTGTACCAACAACATATGAAAGACTTTCAACCATGGGTACCGCAACATTATGGAAAATGATTATGTGTGCGTGGTCATATAAAAACAATTTAGCACTACCTAAGAAAAAAGAAAAGAGAAAGTTTACGGGTGGACTTTCTAGATTAGTTCAGGTTGGATACTCAAGAAAGGTATTAAAACTCGATTACTCGTCACTATACCCCTCTATTCAATTAGTTCATGACGTATTCCCTGCTTGTGATGTGACAGGAGCGATGAAGAGTATGTTAAAGTACTTTAGAGATACTCGTATAAAATATAAAAACTTAGCAAGTGAATTTAAAAAAACGGATCCGAAACTTTCTGTCTCATACGACAGAAAACAGTTACCAATCAAAATCTTTATCAACGCATTCTTTGGATCATTATCTGCTCCACACGTATTCCCGTGGGGTGACATCGACATGGGAGAACAGATTACGTGTACCGGTAGACAGTACCTTAGACAGATGATTATGTATTTTATGAAACGAGGTTATGTTCCTTTGGTAATGGATACCGATGGTGTAAACTTTGAAACTCCTGTTGATAGAGAAAACTATACGTATGTGGGTAAAGGTCTTAATGGGTTAGTAAATGAGGGTGAGGTTTATACAGGTGCAGAAGCTGATGTTGCAGAATACAATGACTTATTTATGAGAAACGAAATGGGTCTTGATATTGATGGTGTATGGCCAGCAACAATTAACGTGGCTCGTAAAAACTACGCACTTCTCACAGATAAAGGTAAAGTTAAACTTACGGGTAACTCAATTAAATCTAAAAAACTTCAAACATACGTTGCTGAATTTTTGGATAAGGGTCTTAGAATGTTACTCGACGGTAAGGGTGGTGAATTTTTAGATTTCTATTATGAGTACGTAAGTAAAATTTATAATAGAGAAATACCATTGGCAAAAATTGCAAACAAGTCTCGTGTTAAACAATCAATAGATGATTATAAAGTTCACATAACAAAAACAACAAAGGCGGGAAGTTTAATGTCAAGACAGGCACATATGGAACTTTTAATGAACGCAGGAAAAAAACCAGGTTTAGGTGACACCATTTATTATGTTAATAATGGTGAAAAGAAATCACATGGTGATGTTCAGAAAAAAACTACAAAAATGACTAAAAAACAAATCGAGGATTATACAAAAATTCACGGAGCAATACCACCTGAAATGTTATCAAAAAGTGAAGTGATTCTAAATTGTTATTTGATTGATGAAAAAGAAATTGAAAATAACCCCGACTTATTAGGTGAGTACAATGTTCCGAGATATTTGGCGGCATTTAATAAAAGAATTGAACCATTACTTGTTGTTTATAGTCCTGATATTAGAAAAGACATTTTAATTGAGGATCCAAAAGACCAACCAATATTCACTAAATCACAAACAGAGTTAGGTAGAGGTTACCCAATGAAAGAAAAAGATCAAGATAATTTAGATGAGGTTTTAACGTTATCCGATATGGAAATATCATTTTGGCAATCTGTAGGTATTGATCCATACTACATGTATATTGACGACACTATTAATTTAGTTAATACCGATTATGTTAATAGTAATATGGAACTAATGAAAACTAGAGTTTCTAAAAATAAGGTTGGTGATGAAGAACTATATGAATTTGATGAAGATGGAGATTTAATGTCTTTAGTTTTTGATTAAGAATTTTTTAATCCGTCCGAAGAAAGTATATACCAAAAGTCACCTATTTTTCTAAATTCAACACAAGACCCTTTAGTCAGCTCAACCTCGTTGAATTCTTCGTCAATTAGAGTATCTGATGTCACTAAAACATTTGTAAGTGCCTTTACTACAATATGATCGGTGGTAGTTGAATTTAAAAATAAATTACAATTTTCAACACCTTTAATTACTATTGCGGATTCTCCGTTAGTTTTGTAATTTTCATTTGTAATAACAGCCAAATCGGACGTTTGAATTTCAACACCATTAATTATTTTTTTTGAAGAGATACTTCTGAAAATTCCCATAAAATATTTATATTACATTATACGGACTTGTAAATGCTCTGAACTTTAAAAGTTTGTTTAAATTTTCTGCTTGTAGTGCTTTCGCCTCCATCATTTTCTCAGGTCTTAATCTTTCTAAACGAGTTTTAAGTTCTTCCCACAACATAGTTTTTTCGTCTTTTGCTTCTGACTGTAATGTTGTATATTCTAAAGTTAATTCACTATCAGGTGTTTTTAAACTACCACTATATTTTCCTCTTACCCTTGCAAGACTTTCTTTACAATATGCGGTAAACCACCTTCTAACCCAAGTTTTAGAAGGGTTATTTAATTTATCCCATCTTAATTTTTCTAAAGGAACATCTGAAGGTAATCTAACAACGTCTGGATTTTTATCTAAACAATCCTCCCTATCAAAAGTATCGTAATACCAATACCATACTCTATATTTATTTCTTTGCATGTTACCAAAATCAAATTTACCACCAGGAACATTATATAAATGTATGGCCTTTTTACCTTCAGGAAGTGCCGTTATTCTATATGTTAAATCTCCGGTAATAATTCTTCTTTTCATTTGTATATCTGCCATTCTTAAAAGAATATCAGAAGCTGGTGTAATAAAATAATTACCGGTAGTCCCCATTTGAGAAAACCCCGCACCACCACCAAGACCAATACCACCAAATCCACCAAATCCACCCATAAATGGATCGAAGTAAGCAGCATCTAATTCAGAACGAGCAAACCATAATAATTCATTGACTTCTCTACCTGCCGGTATTTCATACATTTGTTGGTTAGGGACTAAATCAATATAATCTTTTTCTAATACCCAATCCCCACCAGCCTGTAGTCCTACAATTTTTGAATATGCGTAAGTGTATTGAGTTTCCCAATTCATATCACGAGTTGTAAGTGCTCTTGTTATTGATTGTTCATCTAAATTTAAACCATAAACAGAAGTCCATTGAGCTTCAATTAGCCAATCTTGGATATGTTGTTCATAATCTTCAATAGAAAGTTCTAAAAGAGAATCTAACATTTCGTCTTCTAATTCAACTGAACGAAGAGGGGCACCAAGTAAATTTCTTATTCTTTTATAAAGTGCTTCTCTTTCAGGACCGGTAATAATTACAGTAGAGGCCATAGATATATATTTCTATATAAATATCTGGTTATTTTGATTTGTTTATATCTACTCTTGTTGTATATTGATCATTTACAAAACTCCAATTAACAACTTTCCAAAAGTTTTTTACGTAATCGTCTCTTTTGTTTTTATATTTTAAATAGTATGCATGTTCCCAAACATCAAGACCTAATAACGGATAACCCCGTTCTTTTTCTGTATTCATAAGTGGGTTATCTTGATTTGACGTTGAGACAATCTTTAATCTGTTGGTGTCGGTTAGTATTAACCAAACCCAACCTGAACCAAATCTATTTTTTGATTCTTCTTCAAATTTTTCTTTAAATTTTTCAAAAGAACCAAAGTTTTTTTCAATTTCATTTTTTATTGGGTCCTGAATTGTTTGTTTTTTTGGTGACAACATTTTCCAAAATAATGCGTGGTTGAAAGCCCCCCCACCATTATTTTTAACTTTATTATTAAATTTTGATATTTTTGTAATAATTTCTTCTAAATCAATATCTTTACCTTTAACTTTTTCTAATTCAACGTTTAATTTATCAACATAACCTTTGTAGTGTTTTGTGTAATGAGTTTTCATAGTTTCAGAGTCAATAAAATTTGTTAAGTCCCCATAACCATAAGGTAAACTTTCAATACTAACTTTTTTAATTTCATTTATTAAAAGTTTATTATTGAATGACTCGACATTTAACCCCTCTTCAATTTTATCAATTTTGTTTTGAAATTTTTTGTAAATTATTTTTTCTAGTTTTTCGTTACCCTTTTCAAATTTTTTTACATCGGCCCCTGAAACAGCGTTTGCTTCATCTTCATTTTTACCACCAATGTTAGGTCCTTTTTTTCTACCTAATATCGTTCTTTGATATTCGTGCATCCACTCATGAGACAATGTTTTTAGAATATCCCTATTTAATCTATCTTTTACTAAAATTTTTATAAGGTCATCTTTTGTTCTTACACCTGTTGTCATCTTACCGTATCTTTCTTTGGTAAAGACAATATCAATATCTTTTTTTAATGGGTGTGATTTTTTTAAAAAATCTATAAATTTTTCAAAAAGACTTTTTTGTTCTTTTGTCGGAACATAACCTTTATAGGTGATATTAACTTTCATGTATTATAAATATCACCTCTTAGAAGAAATTAAATTTAACATTTCTTCAATTGAAGATGCGTCTTCCATCATGTCATCACCCATGACTGTTGATATGATTTTTTTCTTTCTATTTAAAATGTCATAGATCACACCCTCTATTGTGTTTTCAAATAAAGGGTAATAAACTGAAGTTGAATTTTTTTGACCTATTCTATGAGACCTGTCTTCTGCTTGTGCGTGTTCTGCAGGAACAAAGGATAAATCATTCATGATTACGGCTTCTGCTGAGGTTAATGTAATACCAACACCAGCAGCTTTTAAATTACCAACAAAAACTTTAATTTTATCATTTTCTTGAAAATCGTCCACAGCTTTTTGTCGGTGAGGTTTTGAACAAGACCCGTCTAAATAAACCGCCTGTTTTTCAAAGTGTTCATAAATTGTTCGTAATGTGTCTGTAAAATTTGTAAATATGATTACTTTTTTCCCTTGTTCAATAATATTTTCAGCCAATTCAATTGTGTTTTTAACTTTTTCTTCAGCAATCACCTTTCTAACTTTCATTAGTTTTCCAAACTGAATTGTTAAAGATGATGACTCTTCTGAGTTGTTGTCATACCAATTGAAGTATTCCCCCATAAGTTCTTCATAATCTTTTGACTTTAATCTTAAATAAACAGGTGTAATAATTTTATCGGGTAAATCTAATACGTCTTCTTTTAATCTTCTTAAAATATGTGATTGAGTTCTTTCTCTTAGTTCATCCAAGTTAGAGGCTCCAGCTACATTCCATACTTTTCTTTTTCCAACACTAAATTGAAACCCATTACAGTATCTTTTAGCATAAGCCATCCAATTTGCAGCAACAGGGCTTTCAACCAAACTTAAAAGATTATAATAGTTCATTGGTCTTGATGTCATTGGGGTTCCTGTTAATAACCAAACTCTTTCAACCTTTCCACATAAATCATTTACAATTTTTGTTCTTTGTGCTTGTGGATTTGAAATCATGTGAGCTTCGTCCATAATTACCAAATCAAAATTAGAATTTAAAATAATAGAGTCGTCTTTCTTTTTTGGGTCGTGAAAGTTTTTTAATATGTCATAATTAATTATAACAAAATCAGATTCAGTAGAAAATTTTTTACCTTCCGAAATATAAACAGACCTATCTGAATAATTTTCAATTTCACGTTGCCAATTTATTTTTAAAGATGCTGGACAAACTATTAATATTTTTTTTGCTCCCGTTTCAAGTGCGGATATTATCGTTGATGTAGTTTTACCAAGTCCCATATCATCAGCCAATATGAATTTTTTGTTACCAACCAATTTAGTGATCGCCTCTTTTTGGTGATCCATCGGAAGTCTATGGTTGTATTTGTTGTAATCAACAATAACGTTTTTCACTTCGTTATCTTTTATAAGTGCCGATTTTGGTAACCAAAAGTCATGTACGGTATCACCACTAAATATCTTACCCCAAATATGATATGATTTGTCTTTCTCAACCAAAAGTTTCTCAACATATATCTCTGTTGGTTCTTTGGTGTACATTTTTTCTTCCATCATTTTTTTACCAAAATACGAATCAAGTTTGACCCATTTTTTTGCAACTTTTGGTGTTCGTCCGTGAAAATTTATAATGTATTCGGCCTGTGATCTTGTGGGTGTAAATGATTTACTATTATTCTTTTTGTATTTTAACGCCAAGATATAGTTATTTGACCCTTCATATTCTTCTAACAATTGAACGGCTCTTGTTTCGGGAGTTTTTGAAATTAGTTCTTCCATTATATTATAAATAAAAATAGTAAATAATATAAAAAAATCAATCTTTTTTTTTTAACTATATATTTATATGAAAAAATAATAAATCAAAAAAAAAACGATGAAAAGAATAGTTAGATTAACTGAATCAGATCTTACAAGAATTGTAAGACGAGTAATTAGAGAGAATGAATGGTCAGATGAAGATGAAATGGAACTTCAAGATATTAGATCTAAAGCACCGTACCTAAACGATTTTGATGGTGATATTGATTTATTTGAACCTGAATTTGAAAAATGGAGGGACGAACCAAGACATATGGAGTTAAAAAATAAAAAACGTGATTATAGAGCAAAACAAGAAGAAGATAGATATTCTGATGTTGTTAAAAATAGACCTTCGGATTTTGATGTGGACGCTTATCAAAGTGAATATGACGAACTTGGAACAAAAGTGGATGATTTTAAGAAAAACGCACCATATTTAAAAGATTTTGATGACGATATTTCAAAATGGGAAAGTTCATTTAAAAAATATCAAGATGAGACGGGTATTAATGACACTAGTAAAAGAAGACAAGAATTACGTAGACATTTAGATAGAGATAGAAAAAGATATGGAGGATATTAAAAAAAAATAATCTAATAAATAACCCACCCCATAAAGGTGGGTTTTTTGTTTTAATAGTATTTATATTATATGTCACAGAATAAAGTTCCAATTACAAGATTAAATAAATTCTTCTCAGAAGAAGATTTTAATTTAGATATTAATATGGGTGAAGAGTGGTTACATGGAGACATGAACTTTACACTTGTTTTATATAGAGTTGATAAACAAAGAACCAATAATGATGATGTTTATGGTGAAACATTAGAGGACGGAATCCAATTTTTACCCCCAGTAGAATTTAAAGGATATGTTCAAGTTGAGGCTCCGGCAAATACAGATTATGGTTCTTCTAAACTAACACAAATGGAACCAGGAAATTTAAAGGTCGGTGTATATCAAAAACACTTAGACGAGATGGGAATTGAAATTGAATATGGTGACTACATTGGGTACTATGAGACTGAAGATAGAGTTAGGTATTATTCTGTCGTCAATGACGGAAGGGTATTTACTGACAACAAACATACTTACGGTGGGTATAAAAGATTCTACAGATCAATTATTGCTTCACCTGTTAATGAAAATGAATTCAAAGGGATATAATGGCATTACCAAAAAAAATAAAAAAACATTTACCATTAGTGCCAGAAAAGGTCGGTAAAGAAAGAAGACAAGAGTTATTAGATCAAATAACTGATGACGGAACTTTTTTACCAAAAGGTGTTTTACATGCGGATTTAGATAAAGGTATTTTAGATTTTGTAAAAGAAAGATTGAAACTTGTTGTTGACGGAAAAAAAGTACCAACAATTGATAAAATAATTACAAATCAAAATTGGGCACAATTTACAACAACTTGGAACTTTAATGATTTAGATAAAAATATTAAATTACCTTTTGTCACTACAGTTAGAATGCCCGAAGTTAAATACGGAACATTACAAGGAGGGTTAGCGAATATCCCTGAAAGAAAACATTTTCATTATTATACTGTGCCAACTTGGGACGGGCAAAGAAAAGGTGCTGACGTTTATAAAATACCTCAACCAATACCTGTTGACATTACCTATAATATAAAACTATTCTGTAATAGAATGAGGGAGTTGAATGAATTTAATAAAATATTCATGCAAACATTCACATCAAAACAAGCGTACGTAAATGTAAAAGGACACTATTTACCCATAATAATGGACGATGTTTCTGATGAATCGTCAAAAGAACTTGAAAAAAGAAAATACTATATTGCAAATTATAAAATCACTTTAAAGGGTTTACTAATCGATGAAGAGGAATTTCAAGTTTCTCCAGCAATAACAAGGGCGGTTACTATGTTAGAAGTGGACACTAAAACAAGAAAAAGAAAAATTAAAATAGAACCACCAAGACCCGATAATTTTGATTTAGATATTTTATTTGTTAGTGCTAATACCCAAGTTAGTGAATTATTTAATTATACTGCAGACATTGTGGTAGAAAATACAATCAATGTAGACGCATATTCTGTCTATATAAATAACAATTATGTTGGGGATAATATAGGAACTATTCAAATAACTAATGGTGATACTTTAAAAATAATTGTAACTAAAAATAACGTATCTGAATCTTCGACACTAAAGACGGTTACATATATAATATAGTTATTCTCCGTAAATATCTTTTTCTTTTTGGCATGTTTTTAAAATCAACTTTTCTAAAAACTTGTGAATTTTATATCCTTTTTCTTCACAATATTTTTTTAAAACGTCGTGAACTTCTTCAGAAATTTTAATGTTTTTGATTTTCTTCATACCGGAATAAATAGTTTATTAGTATGAAAAAAGGCAGAAATTTTTCATACCATATATTTTTTTATAAAAAAAATCAAAGCTTTTTGCTATTGAGTGCGGTATTTATATAGAAAAATAAATTATAAAAAACAAAAGATTTAAAAATGGCTTCATCTAACAAAGTATTTGTATCTCCGGGGGTTTATACTTCAGAAAGAGATTTAACATTCGTCGCACAAAGTGTCGGCGTTACAACTTTAGGTATTGTTGGGGAGACTTTACAGGGTCCGGCATTTGAACCAATATTCATCACAAATTTTGATGAGTACCAAGTATATTTTGGTTCAACTAGTCCTGAAAAATATGTAAACACCCAAATACCAAAATACGAAACATCTTATATTGCTAAGGCGTATTTACAACAATCAAATCAATTGTTCGTAACAAGAGTACTTGGTTTGTCAGGTTACGACGCAGGACCTTCTTGGTCAATTACAACGATGGGTAATGTTGATCCGTCAACAATTGGTGCTACGGGTAATACTACATCAACCTTTCAATTTACAGGGTTAACTGGTAATCCGTCATCAATATCATTAATTAATATTCCAGCTATTTTATCAACAGTTATAAATGCAACATACACTAACTATGATAACTCAACATCAACAATTAATAGTGATATTCAAGCGTATTTATCAAACGAAATAACTTTGTTTTCAACTGCAAATCCATCATCAGGCACATCAGCTCAATTTTGGGGTAGTGTAAGTGGTGGAGTTATTACTTACATTACGGGAACGTCAACACCTGTTAATACCATTACTTCAGTAACTGAGACTTATGGGGTTAGTAGTATAGATGTTGCAAATAACACATTATCATCATCAACTAACGATCCTTGGTTTTATTCTCAATTCGCATATTCACAAAACCCATCAACAGATGCATCATCATATTTTGGATTTGGTTTTGGTATTAGTTTAGATGCTATAAGTACGGGAGCAACCGCAGGTTCTTATTCTGGTTCTTGTAATATTATGTTTACACAATATTCAGGAACGCCTTATTTAGAATTTGATGATTTAGTTGTTGCAACATTAAGATCAAGAGGTATTTCAACTTACTCATCAACACAGGACGGACCTAGATATGAAGTATCAGCTAAAACAGATACAATATTAATTACTTCAGGAGATTATGTTGGAGTAACCAGAGATCCTTTTGATACGTTCTTAGTTTCTGGTGTGACTCAAGACGGAGATAACTTTAGTTTTGAAACATCTATGTTAACAACAGATTCAAAATATATTTCTAAGGTATTTGGTAGAAGTAATTTTGGAAAAGATAGAACGGAAGTTCCTTTATTTGTTGAGGAGGCTTACCCTGCACTTTTAACAACAGGTTATAGACAAGGTAAAATTAGAGGACTTTATAGTGATTGGATTGATTTAGGTGGTGTAAGACAAAATGATACAGGATCAATCGCATTTTATCTTGAGCAATTCCAAACACCAGAAACTCCGTATTTTGTTTCTGAACTAAGAGGTAATAAAGTTTATAAATTATTTAAGGCTAAATTAATTTCTGATGGTAATGCGGCAAACAGGTTAGTTAAAATATCGGTAGCAAACATGTCATTCAATAACTCAACATTTGATTTATTTGTTAGAGATTTCTTTGATACTGATCAAAATGTTAGAGTTATAGAAAGTTTCACTAATTGTTCGTTAGATCCAAATCAGAATAATTATGTGGCAAATAAAATTGGTACATCTAACGGCGAGTATCAAGTTAAATCAAAATATATCATGTTAGACATGAGCGATGAGGCTCCTGTAGATGCGCTTCCTTGTGGTTTTGAGGGTTACAACATGAGAGAATACTCAAACGCAACACCACCATTTATGGTTTATAAAACTAAATATTTACAACCAGGTGAATTGATTTATAACCCTCCTTTTGGATCATCTAACGGTGGAGATAACCCAGTTATTTCAAACGGTGAAAACCCAAGAAGAGCATACTTAGGAATTTCTAATATTACAGGAATTGATTATGATTTCTTTGAATATAAAGGAAAACGAGTTCCTATAAATTTAGGTACCGATACTGAAGGTATTGATTGGGGTTATACCACTAAAGGTTTTCACATGGATAGTGGAGCAACAGTTATTACACAATATAACACTTTAACTTCAGGTCAAACAGCAGCATTTGAAGTTGGTGTTGGGTCATTTAATAGTGAACCAAATGATAGTAATAACCCATACTTCCGTTTGAATACACGTAAATTTACTGTTTTTGCTTATGGTGGTTTTGATGGATGGGACATATATAGAGAATATAGAACAAATGAGGATACTTTCGCATTAGGTCAAGCAGGTTACAAAGCAGGTGCGGAAGCATCAATAACATACCCAACTGCTACAGGATGGGGAGCTTTCAAACAAATTTCAGGACCTAACCAAGAGACTTGGGCAAATACTGACTACTACGCTTATTTATGGGGTCAACAAACTTTCGCAAACCCTGAAGCGGTTAACATTAACGTATTTACAACACCTGGTATTGATTATGTTAATAATTCAAATCTTGTTGAGTTGGCGATAGATATGGTTGAAACAGACAGAGCGGATTCAGTTTATATTTGTACAACTCCTGATTTTGATTTATTCTTACCAACATACAATGATTTAGAAGAAGGTTTAATATACCCACAACAGGCAGTGGATAACTTAGAAGATACTGGAATTGATTCTAATTATACCGCAACTTATTACCCGTGGGTATTAACAAGAGACTCAGTTAATAATACACAACTTTATTTACCACCAACTGCAGAGGTAACTAAAAACTTGGCATTAACTGACAATATTGCATTTCCTTGGTTTGCTTCGGCAGGTTACACTCGTGGTATTGTAAACGCGATTAAAGCAAGAAGAAAACTGACCCAAGATGATAGAGATACTTTATATAAAGGAAGATTGAACCCAATCGCCACTTTCTCTGATGTTGGAACTGTAATTTGGGGTAATAAAACATTACAAGTTAGAGAGTCTGCACTTGACAGAATCAATGTAAGAAGATTATTATTACAAGCAAGAAAATTAATTTCAGCAGTTGCAGTAAGATTACTATTTGAACAAAACGACGATAAAGTTAGACAAGACTTCTTAGATTCAGTGAACCCAATTTTGGATTCAATTAGAAGAGATAGAGGTTTAATTGACTTTAGAGTTACAGTTTCAAACACTCCTGAAGATTTAGATTCAAACACTTTAACAGGTAAAATTTATTTGAAACCAACAAGAGCGTTAGAATATATTGATATCGAGTTTGTTATAACACCAACAGGTGCATCTTTTGATGACGTTTAATAAAAAAATAAAATTAATGGGGAGTAGAAATATTCCCCATTATATATTTATAAATAAAAAATTATGAAAATAGAAAAAAAATACATCAAAGAAAGTTTGAATTTAGAAAGCGATTCAAAAAAAACGTTTTCACACAAAAAACAAAACATAATAATTACAGAAAAACAACTTGACTACATTTTGACAAAACTTAAAAAAATATGAATGTAAGAAAACATATATATAATCAAGTTATTAAGAAAAGACTTAATGAAGGGTTAATTGGTGATGAAGATAACAACACACTTAGACCTGATTTAAAATATTATGCTTTTGATTGGGATGATAATATCATGTTTATGCCAACAAAAATTATGGTATTATCTGAAAACGATGATGAGATAGGGATGTCTACAGAAGACTTTGCCGAACACAGATTACAAATAGGTCAAGAACCATTTAAATATAAGAGTGCAACTATTATAAATTTCGCAGAAAATCCTTTTAGGTTTTTTAGAGAAGAAGGGGACAAAAGATTTTTAATGGATTGTATGATGGCCCCTGTTGGTCCAGCATGGAATGATTTTGTGGAGTGTATAAATGGTGGTTCTATTTTTGCGATTATTACGGCAAGGGGACATAACCCAAAGACATTAAAAGAGGCTGTTTATAATCTTATTATGTCAGATAAGAATGGTTTGAATAGAAAAAAATTAGAAGAAAGTCTTAGAAAATATGATTTATTGGCAAACGAAAGTTTAACCGAAGATATGAGACCAAGAATGAGTACTACTATAGAACAATATTTAAACATGTGTAAGTTTCATCCTGTTTCTTATGGTAGTGGTAGTGCAACATCTCCTGAAGAAGGTAAAAATAAGGCATTAAAACAATTTATATCTTATTGTAGAGAACAGGCAAAAAATCTTGTTCAGTTTATTTTAGATAATAACCCTAATATAAAATTATCAGACTTGACACCAAAATTTAAAAACGATGTTGCGATGTCTGAGCCGGTGGAAGATGTGGAGGAATTTGTTGGGGAATACACTTCTTTAGGGTTTTCTGATGACGACCCAAGAAATATTGAAGCCTCATCTGAATTTTTAAAGAAAGAATATGAAAAAAGTCCAGTTAATTTATATTTAACTAAAGGAGGTAAAAAAACTAGATTTGATTAACTTTCTAGATAAGAAATATTAGAAATTAAAAAAAAGTAAATACAAAAAAATAAATAAGACAATATTTATATAAAAAATAAAACAATTAAAAACTAGAAAACATGGCTGATTTATTAATGAAAATGCCCTTTCAATATGAACCTAAAAGAAAAAATAGGTTTATCATAACTTTCCCTTCGTCTTTGGGTATTAACTCTTGGTATGTTGAAAGTACTACAAGACCTAAAGTTGAGATAGGTTCAACACCAATTCCTTTCTTAAATACTGAAACATATGTTGCCGGTAGATTTAAGTGGGGTTCAATTGATGTGACATTTAGAGATCCAATTGGACCGTCAGCATCACAAGCATTAATGGAGTGGGTTCGTCTACATGCAGAATCAGTTACAGGACGTATGGGTTATGCTGCTGGTTATAAAAAAGACGTTGATTTAGAAATGTTAGACCCAACAGGAGTTGCTGTTGAAAAATGGATTCTACAAGGATGTTTTTTAACTAACGTTGATTTTGATTCATTAGGTTATAGTGAAGACGGATTAATTACAGTTAAAGCGACAATGCAACCTGACAGATGTATTTTAGTTTACTAATATAAAATTAAATATATTTTTAAGAACCTCACCGATAAAGTGGGGTTTTTTATTTACATAGATTAATGTTAGATTATTTTTAAAATAAAAACAAGTTATGGATCAATCAATGTTATATGGACAACAAAATTTTAACCTACCACACGATGTAGTAAAATTACCTTCTAAAGGTTTATTTTATACACCGGTTAAAGAATCGGTAAAGGTTGGGTATTTGACTGCAAATGATGAAAATATTTTAATGTCACAAAATAATTCTAAAGATGGTGTTATACATACACTATTAAGACATAAAATTTATGAACCAAATTTTAGCGTCGATCAATTATTGGACGTTGATATATCGGCAATATTAATTTTTCTTAGAAACACAGCTTTTGGTCCTGAATATGAATATACATTAACTGATCCAGCAACAAAAAAACAGTTTGAAGTTTCAGTAGTAATTGATGAGTTAAAATACTTAGACCCAACACACACACCGGATAGTGAAGGGTATTTTGAAACCACACTACCTAAAACAGGAAAAAAAGTTAAAGTTAAACTTCTTACTTGGGGTGAACTAAAAGAAATTGACAAGATTGTTGAAAAATACCCAAAAGGTATGATCGCTCCCATCGTCACAAAAAAATTAGAACACCAAATAGTTGAAATTGAGGGTAATAGAGATAAAGGGCAGATTGCAAATTTTATTGTAAATATGCCAATTATGGATTCTAAACATATTAAAAAATTTGTACAAGAGTGCGAACCGTCAATTGACTTAAAACAAGAAGTAACAGCCCCGTCAGGAGAAAAGGTAACATTTAATGTATCCTTTGGGGTTGAATTTTTTCGTCCTTTCTTCGCAGTATAAAAAAACTTTATTGGACGAAATTTATTATCTAACTAAGTTGGCAAACTTTTCCTACTCAGACCTTATGAATATGCCAACATTTGAACGCAAATTTTTTATCGATAAACTAACTGGTGAATATCAGAAATGATACTCCGTTCTATTTATTTAAAAATGTAAATTATGTTATTTTATGGAGATACTACCCCAACAACAGAAGGGGAATCAACGGAAAAGCAGTTAGAAGTAAAAGGTAGGTCCGCATTGGAGCAGGTTAAAGAAGTATTCAAAGTTATTGATGAGAATATCGGACCATCAATGGATAAAGTTTACGATAACCTCGTTAAAAACATGCTATCAATGGAGGATAGTTCATTGGCCCTTGGTAGATCAATGGGTGGGTTTGCTGACAAATCAGGAGAATTAAAAAATAAAATAATAGAATCTTTAAAAGAGGTTGAAGGAATGAACCTTCAATTTTCGGACGGTATTAATATAGTGAAGGGAATGGCTTCTGAAATGGGTAGAATGGTTAATACCACCACAGAAGTTTTAGGGTTATCGTTACAATTTTCAAAATCAGTGGGACTTTCTTCCGAAGAAACAGGTAAAATGTTAGTACAGTTCCAACAATATGGAGGAAACCAAAAAGAGGCTATAACTGACATGTCTAGGCTTGGTAAAGAAGCGAGAAAAAGTGGTTTAGATGCTAAAAGTTTTACTCAGGAAGTTGCAAAAAATTTAAAACAAGCGAGTTTATTTGGGTTTAAAGGTGGAGTAAAAGATATAGAAGAGATGGTCAAAAAAACTAAACTTCTTGGAACAAGTTTAGAGAAATTAGGAATAGGTAATGCTGCAAAATCATTATTAGACCCTGAAAAGGCAATGGAAGCTGCCGCAAATATACAAATGATTGGTGGTAATATTGGGGCCTTAGGTGATCCATTTCAGTTATTATATATGGGTCAAAAAGATATGAAAAAACTTACAGACGAAGTTTTGAACATGGCAAAGGCCACATTTACATTTGATAAAGAAACAGGAGCATTTACTCAAACTACAGAAGATATGTACGCTTTGAGGGCACAAGCTGAGGCTTTAGGTATTGATTATGAGGCAACTGCAAACGCAGGTAAAGAATTGGCTAAAATTGATTTTATTAAAAGTAAAACAAGTTTAGTAGACAAAATTGCGGATGAAGATACTCAAAATTTAGTTTCTGGTTTATCACAAATTAGTAAAAATGGGGAAGTAACAGTAGATATACCTGGTTTTGAAGAAACTTTTGACACCTTAGATCAAAATTTAAAAGATCCCGAATTTATAAAGGCGTTGGAAGAATATCAAAAAAAGGCACAATTAAGCGATAAAGATTTGGCGTTAGCTCAAATGTCAACACAAGAAAAACAATTGGCAGTTGCCTTGGATATTAAACAGATGTTACTTTTAAGTATGTCACAGGGAAATAGAGAAAAATTTCTACAAGAACAAAGAGATATGACCGAAGATATTAATACGAGTTTAAAGGAGTCATCTAAAACGGCTTTACCAAAAGTGGAGGAAATGTTAAAAACTTTTAATGAAGTTTCTAAACTAGGGATTGAGGCCAGTAAAGATCTAGTTAAAGCTGCGTTAAACGACGAAACATTAAAAGCCGCTGGTAAAACATTTGAAGAACAGTTAAAACTCGCTGGCGAAAATATTGTTGAATTTTCAAGAAGCGGTAGTAAAGCCTTAAAAGATTTTCTTAAAGAAAACAAATCAAGTACAGATGAAAATGCAGATGAAGGAACTGGAATTACAGATGAAGGTGAAAAATTATCACCAATTAATAAGGAAGATGAAGGTGAAAAATTATCACCAATTAAAAAAGTAGACAGCACCACAATTAATAAGGAAGATGAAGGTGAAAAATTATCACCAATTAAAATAGGCAACAGCGCAAATATAAATGTTGGAGATAACGCGAATATTAATGTGAATTCTGAGATTAAAAAAGTAAATGATGCCTTTTTTCCTTCAGGAGGTGAACCAATTATTATGAGTGAGGGACAAATTTACAAAGGACTCGCTCAAGACGAAATGATGATTGGTACAGGATTTAGTAAAATATTTGAAAAGGGTAATGAAAAAACTAATTATCTTTCTCAAATGGTTTCTCAAACAAACAATCAAAAAAACGAAGTATCAGGAAAAATTGATTTTGGTAATTTAACAGTAAAAATAGATGCACCTGCGGGTGTAGACAAAACCGTGTTAGAACAAATGTTAAATGGTAAACAATTTGTCACACACATAATGAATATGGTTTCAAATCAAAAATCTTTCTACGCAGATCAAGCAACTATTGAAGGTTAAAAAATACATCTTAATCTATTTATAAATAAAACAATAAATGGAAAGTCCGCTATCATTCAACTCAAGTGAAAATTTTAGAAAAAAACTCCTTATAAGAAATTTAAAACCTTACAAGGTTGACGGTAGTTTTGGCGAATACTCAAAACCGGGAAGTAACGAATTTACAATAATTGATTTTTCGGTCATTGACTCACCAACAGTTGATGTTGTTGGTAACCAGCAAGAAAAATTTCTTTATAAACAAAACAAATATGGGCCCCAACAAACAAATTCAACTTACGGAGATACAATAAATATAAACAAAAATTTAAATACAAGTACTAACTTTGGTGAGTATGATTTTTCTGACACTATTGGTAGTAAACTTGAAAATATTGGAGACACACAAGAAAATTTATTATATGTAAAAAATTTATACGGACCTATAGGTTTTGGAACATCATATGGAAATATTGTTAATGTAAATAATACTATTTTTACAAACGCTAATTTAGGTGTTTATGGGTACCCAAGAACTGTAGGTTCTAAATTAGAAAATGTTGGACAAGTACAAGAAAATTATTTATTTGTTAAAAATTTATACGGACCAACAGAATTCGGAACATCATATGGCGAAACAGTAAATGTAAATAATACTATTTTTACAAACTCCAATCTTGGAATTTATGGGTACTCTAGAACTGTTGGATCTAAATTAGAAACTATAGGAGACACAAAAGAAACTGAACTAATCGTTAAAAACGTTTATAAACCTAATAACACAAATAATTTTGGAGGTGCTGTTTGGTATATTAACAATGACCAAACTATATTCACAAATGGTTCAGGACAATACTCAATTGTTGATACTGAAAATAGTGTATTAGAGCAAGTTGGTAACATACAAGAGGTACAATCAAGAATAAAAAATAAATACACTCCTGAACAACCTGGAGATTTTGGACCAACAAGGTATACAATTAATAATGATTTAATATTAGGTTCAAACGAAGGTGAATATAATTTTTTAGATACTATTGGTAATAATTTAGAGAACATCGGTAGAAATGAAAAAATTAATTTATTAATTAAAAACGAATACGGACCTGAAGGACCACAAAGCCAAACAGAGGTTGCACCTTTTACCATTATACCAAAACCAATAGAACAAAAAGGTAATTACGATTATGGTGATACTTTAAATAGTGAATTATTTTTAGAAGGGGTTAAAGATAGACCACTTCAAATAGTGTTAAATCAATACGGACCATCAAACCCAAGAAAAGAACAAACAATTAATGTAAATCTTCAAACAAACACAAATGAAGGTGAGTACGGGTTTCCTGATACAGTCGATAGCCAATTAGAACAAATTGGGGAAATAAATTTAGAACAATTAATTTCTAATAGTTATAGACCTGAAACAAACGATTTAACGGTTGCAGATCCAAACGTTAATTTACCAAAAAAACCAAATAAAGGAATTTATGATTTAAATGATACTATAAATAGTGAATTAGAGATTGTTGGTTCCACAAAAGAAGAACAGGCGTATGTAAAAAATAAATACGTTACAGGTACAGGTACGTATGAAGTTTTAACAATAGATGATTTACAAATTAAAACTTTTGGAACAGCATATGCTGATGGACTTAAAACTTTAGGATTTATTCCGTCAACATATACACCATACAGTATTTTATTAGCAAAAAATCCGACAGGATCAAATGGAAAACTTTCACAAGATTCAGATTTAGCAAGTTTAGGGGCTAAACAACTACAAAAAGAATTTAAACATAGAGTTGCGTTAGAGTTATTGTCACAAACCGTAGGTAGGGTAAATGCATTAACATCAAGTATTAATCCTGATAGTGGAGAAGTCTCAGTAAAACCAAACTTAGACCCGTTTAATGCGATAGGTATTCTTAGTGGTAATGTACCGGTATTAGAAAGAAATTATAAAATTAGTGCACCACAAGGAATAGTTGGTGACGCAATTGGTTTTGCAGCAAAATTGGCGGGACTTTATTCACCATTTTCTTTAATACCTGGAGAATACTTCGACTACCCAAATAGAAGGATGCTAAACCAACTTATTGAAAATCCAATAGCACCGTTAATTGCGGGTCCTTTGGGGATAATAAGGAAATTGACAGGTGCAAATAGTAAATCATCTTCTGATTTATTTGTTAATAACACATCTGAAGCAACAAAGAGTATTTTATATGAGCAACTTTTTTATAACGAGTATAGACCCGATTATAGGTTAAATTCATTATTAAACCCAAATTTATTTTCACCGGATCCAAATTTTTATATTGGAACAAGAAAAAATCAAATAACAGAATTAGTCTCTCCTGTAAATGAACAGGCGGAAGATAAAAACGGAGACCCAAGTGGAGGACCCGTATTAAGTTATAGTAATATAGGTAAAGAATTTGAAGGAAAAAAAATAACAGATTTATATAGTGGGTTTAATACAAGACCATATTTTGATGGATTAAGTGGGGTTCAAGGTGGAATAACTTGGATGTCTAAAAAAAATTATATTCAAAAATACCAATTTGTCGGACCTTTAGGTAAAACTGTAAATACGTTAGGGCAAGGGCTTGGAGTTGATAAAACATTTTATGAAAGTAGAGTGTTCGGAGTTCAATTTGATTCTACACAATCATATAATAATAAATTTACTAAAGGTTCTATTTTAGATATTACCCAAAAATTAGTTGATGCTGGGAACAAATCTAGTTTGAAATTAGAACATGTTGGAAATGCGATAAACCAAGTCTCAAAAGTTTTCAATGACGGATACGTTGAACTAACTAAAGGTTCAAGGGTAATTAGATATACCACTAAAACTTCAAATCCCACATCACCTGCGGGTAAAGATGTTGTTGGTTATGAATATTGTAGGTTATTCACAAAAGATAGACCGTACATGACATACGATGAATTACAAAAAACCGACGGTAATATTAGAAAATATACAAACTCAGTACTTGATAAAACTTATAATTTAAATATTGCACCAATAAGGGGTAATGAATCTACAAACATTCAAAATGGAAAGGTAAAAAAATACATGTTATCTATTGAAAATCTTGCATGGAGGACATCAAATAAACCAGGATATACGTATGAAGATTTACCTGATTGTGAAAAGGGACCTTTTGGAGGTAGAATCATGTGGTTTCCACCATATGAACTAGACTTTGATGAAAGTATTCAGGCGGGATGGACGGATCATAATTTTTTAGGCAGACCTGAACCCGTATATACCTATCAAAATACAAGTAGAAGTGGAAATATTTCATTTAAGATTATTGTTGATAACCCTTCTATTACTAATCTTTTAGTTGAGAAGGAATTACAAGATTTAGGAAATAATACAGAAATAACTAAAGTAATGGATTCGTTTTTTGCGGGATGCTTAAAATACGACATATATGACTTAGCAAAAAGATATAGACAATTTACTATTAAAGACATATTTGAAACAATAAGTTATTTAGATGATGAAGAAATTGAAACAATAACTGAAACATTACCAAACACAAATGTAGATAAGAATGAAACTACATTAGGAGAACTAACAACACCTACACCAACACCTACACCAACACCGAGTGCCACCCCAACACCAACACCCACTCCTACGCCAACACCAACACCCACTCCTACGCCAACACCGAGTGCTTCAACAGCAACTACAGCAGTGACTGAGTTTAATATTACCGAACCCGTTCTTTATTTTAGAAATGATTATCCGGATAAAAAAACCACAAGGATTACATCAACCTTGAGTTATGATAAACTTTGGGATGATTTTAAGGGTAGAAAAAACCCATATTCTAATTCCGCATTAAATAAAATAATTAAATATGATGATGCAACGTATAAAGATTATACAAATCAAATAACTAGTTTACCAAATTCTAGTACGCAGACTTGGTTAACTGAATATATAGATGCAAGAAAAAGTTCTATGCTTGAATTTTTTGATTATGCTGGCTTTCAGTTTGAACAACTAAAAAAATTATTAACAGACATATTTAAAGCTTTAAAGTCAGGTGCTGAAATAAGGTTTAAAATTATTGGATCGGCATCTGCTATCACTACCGATGATTATAATATCAAGTTATCAACAAGAAGAATTGATTCTGTTTTACAATATATAAAAAGTTTTAGTTATGAAGGAGAAACCCTTGACAAATATATTAAAAATAAAAAATTAATTATAACTGAAGAACCAAAAGGTGAAAACGAAACAATTGAAGACCCTAAGTACAAAAGCATTGATTGTTCAAAAGAATATATAACAATAGGTGAGGAAGGTGTTTTTTCTATTAACGCATCTGCTTGTAGGAGAGTAAAAATTTCAGGAATTGAAGTCATAAAACCAACACAAGAAAAAAATGAGACTATACCACCAAAAAATGAAGTACAAAAAGAAGTCGAAAAAGAAGAGACAATTCTACCACAAGAAAATCCAGATCCAGACCCTGTTTTAAACATACCTACAGAAAATATACCAACAGTAAGTAAAGTTATTGAAAAAAGAAAAGTCGAGAAAAAAAGAACAGAACCAAGAAAAGATATAACTAAAAAATTACTTAGAAAACTATTAACGGAATGTAATTATTTTGATTTAGTTAGACAATCAAACCCAATGATTTATGACGGGATAAAAGAAAAAATTAAATACTTTCAACCCGCCTTTCATTCAATAACACCTGAAGGTTTAAACGCTAGATTAGTGTTCTTACAACAAATGATGAGACCCGGCGATACCATACCAACTGTAAGTGAAGTAAACGGTGGAGGAACTACGTTAGTTTATAATGATGTTACTAATAGTGTATTTGGGGCACCTCCTGTTTGTGTTTTAAGAATGGGTGACTTTTGGCACACAAAAGTTGTATTTGATTCATTAAGTTTAACTTACGATGATTCTTTATTGGATTTAAATCCTGAAGGAATTGGAGTACAACCAATGATTGTAACTGTTAAGTTAGGGTTTAAATTTATTGGGGCACATGGAATGGCTGGACCTGTTGCAAAATTACAAAACGCACTATCTTTTAACTATTATGCGAATACAGAAATGTATGATGAAAGAGCGGAAGCCACTGAAGACGTTACGTCAAAGTATGATGCTGAAATAATTAAAAGCATTAAAGATGAGTTAGGGGTTGTTGATAATTTTAATAGACCCCCAACAAATGATGGTGGTGTTACGATAGGTACATTAACAAGTAACGTGTTTAATGCTGACACCGGTGTCGTTAGTGGAGATATAAATTATAAAGACATTATGAAAGATTTGGTTAATAAGAGCAAATCATATTCTGAAACTTACGTCAACTCAATAGTTGAATTATATAATAAAAGTTTATTAGGTGGTGTATCAATATTAAACGGTGAAAGAGTTTACAATAAAGGTCTTTTTGACTATTTGAGTGGTAATACCTCAAGTGGGACAACTATATTTGGAAAAAGTAATAATATACAACCAAAAGTTGATAACCTTTTTGAAAAATTAAAAGAGAGTATAGAAAACGAAACAATACCTATTTTAAGAGGTATTGGTACTCAAAATTTTAAAAAAGATGACATAAGAAAAATTAAAAATAAGTTGAAACAAATGGCGGAAGCGCTTAAACCAACTTATTTAGCTAATGTAGAAACCGCGAATTCTACAATAGTCAAAGATGAAATTCCATTGATTAAAATGATAGATACCATTAATTATGTTGTTGATGGTACTGATGGGTACATAAATAAAATGGGGGGTGTGGTTGTTTATGGTATAACCGGCACGTCAAAAGTAAATGCAAGTAGCGTTGGGGTTTCAAATACGTTTGATGAATTAAAACAAGACTTCACAAAAATTAACACGGATTTAACTGAGTTAAATTCAAAATTAGAAGAAGACATTTTATTAACATCCCCTGTTGGTAAATATAATGAAAAGTTTAGTTACGACATAGGACTACAAATAAAATCTTTAATTGGAACTGAAAATGTTTGTTTTATGGTTTTTGGAAAATCAATACTTGAAGACCCCCTTAAATTTATAACAACAGTAATAGAGCCCGTTAAAAATACACCAACAGACATTGATTGGCAATCATTTATTGCTAAAAACGTAGGTTGGAATTTTTCACTTGATCTAACAACGGGAGTATTTAAAAACGAACCATTAAGTGTAGGTTTATATGCTGATTATAAAAAGGCTAAAGAAGATACTGACGTATACTTTTTAACCTTTAAAGATAATTTTTACAGAAATAAATATACGAATTATTTACCATACAATTTAGAAAAACAAAGAGAATTCACATACTCTAAAATTTTAACACCAACAGATGCACAACAAACTAATTTGAAGGATATTTATTCAGCTAAAAACTCAACTGGAGATAAATTTAATTTGAAAAAAACACTTAACTAATATGTCTCAATATTACAACAGATATGAAAATTTTTTAATTAATGGTAAACAAACTGTAGTACCGTTTTTGAAATTACCACAAAGGTCGTCTGATCAAAAATATATTTACAGAACAAACCAAAGTCGGTTAGATAAAATCAGCTATGAAAAATATGGAACACCATATTTTGGTTGGTTAATACAAATGGCAAATTCTATTTATGGTGGTTTAGAATCAGATATTCCTGATGGTACTATACTTATTATACCTTTTCCTTTAGTTGCTGCGTTGCAAGACTACAAAAGTGCGTTAGATACACATATTTTTTATTATGGCAGGTAAACAAACAAAAAATGTTTTTATTGAAACACAATACGATAATATTGTGTTAATTAACCCTAATGAGTTAGCTGATAGTGATGGTAAACCCGTACAAAGATTAGTAGACCATGAGGATTTAGTGTTTTACGCTAATTTAGAAACATTTATAGTCCCAAGGACTAAATTAGCTATTGGTGATTCTTTTGATAATAGTGTTACAAACACAACAATTGCAACATTAACTAGTGATAGTGATGACGATTTAAGAGTAAATTTTTTACAACCAAAAGGTCAACCAAAAGATAATAGGGCATTTAACTCTAGTTGGTCGGATCAATTTACAGGTAATGAGTCAAGAAAAGGAGGAACATCAAACCAAAAATTTGAAAATTTAACAACAAGGAACGGTAAACCAACTTATATTAATAGGATAGAAAAATTTGAGGATACGCAAATTTTAGGAATAAAAAATATAAATGTGGTTACGGGAGCTCAAGGGGTTCCTAAAGTAACAATTGAAATGACCGATATACAGGGTAGGATGTTATTTGAACAAGGTGAAAATTCGATGTACTCAGTATTTTTTAATTTTCCATACCCACTATTTTATTTAACATTGAAAGGTTACTATGGAAAGGCCATAAGATATAGACTTTCTTTAGTTAGTTTTAACTCTAGGTTTGATAGTAAATCAGGAAACTTTGACATAACGTTAGAGTTAATTGGAAAATTTACCGCATTATTATTTGACACACCTTTAAGTTATAGTAGGACCGCACCAAAAATGTTCTCCACACAAGCAACCGTAAAGAAAAATTCAACCTCAACAGAAATTAGCACTATTCAAACAACCAGAGGAAAGGTATTTTTAGATGAGGTATATGCCACATATAAAAGAAAAAAATTAATACCTGAAAATTTTCCACCACACACAATAGATTCTTTTTTAACTGCGGTTTCAAGTTATGAAACAAAACTTTTACAAGATATTAAAGAGGGTGATTTTTCTGTTTTAAATGACGTTTCAAGATTTAGAGAAGTTTTAAACGATCTAAAAACAACAATTTATACAAATGCTAAAAAAAATTATTTAGAGTCCGCATCTTTTTATGTCTATGAAAATAAAAAATATTATCCATTTAGAAAATCTATATCCTTAAAAGATAGGGAAACGTTTAAATCAACAACCGATTCTAGGATAAAATATTTTGTAGAAGAACTAAGAAAAAATAAAACATTTGGAGAAAATGGTACTTACAAATCACAAAAAGGAACATTGGCCATGGAAATTAACGTATGGTCTAAAATTAGAAACAAAAGTTCTGTTATAAAAAATTTTCCACTACAACAATGGTTTGAAAATAAAACTGACGTTAATAATACAAGATATTATAGAACAGGTGAAAAATTAGATCTAACAACAACCGAAGGTCAAAAAAAATTAGAAAAATTTATACTTGATGAACGTGTTAATGCTCCTAGTAAAGTTTTAAATTTACTAACAAATCAGTTAGAAGACGAATCTTTAGAAATGTATTATTTTGGTGATGCTAGATTGGATGAGGGTGTTTATGAAACAAATAGTTTTTTAGATATAATTGATGATGCATTAAAACAATTAGAAGTTAAAGAATTACAAATAGACGATGATTTGTCAAAAATATTGGCAGATAGGGTTGTAAGTGATGACGGAGGGATTGGATTTAAACCAACAATTAGAAATATTTTTGCGGTGTTGTTTGCTGGCGTCGATGCATTTTATAGATTAATGGAAGACACGCACCAAAGAGCGTGGGACCAAAGAAAAAATACAACAAGATTATTATCAGTAATACCACCTGAAAAGAATTTTTCGGTTGATGGGTTAAATTCTATTCAAACGTCTTCAGGTAGTTTAAATAATGAAAACATAGTATATCCGTGGCCATTATATTTTACAAAAGAAAAACAAGACAACGGAAGTGAATTATATACAATACAATATCCGGGGGATCCAAAAATTGTTAATCAAACTAAAGGTTGGAATACCAGTATTTGGCCTGAAGTACATTTTGTGGAAGAATTTTTAAAGGCGAGTTTAGTAAAAGAAACTGAGACAAATAAGATTGTTTATAATAACCCAAAAAGTGATAGTGTTCTTGCTAGTCCAAACGCATTGTTTTTTCCTTTTTATGAATTACCATATCAAAATTTAGATTCTGTTTCTGTTATGTATGAAATAATAGAAAGAGCTATAATTAATTCTGAATATAATAGATTTAATTTTGAAGAGGCGGAAAAACAACAAGTCGATTTATTATTTTCTGAAATGGAAGGACAAAATGTGGTTACGTCAATTACGTCTAGTATTGAGTTACAGGATATTTTGAGAGAATATAAATTCAATTACCAAAGATTTATAGATTATATTAAAAAAATATCAAACAACGGAGCAGGACAAAGTTGGAATAATTTTATTAGAAATAATTTTAATGCAAAATATATAACAAATGCGTTAGCTGAACAAAAAGAAGTATACAGTATTGAAACAATACAACCAACAAAATCTATTACCATTAGTACTGATACGGAATTGGGTAAAAATTTAAAAAATTACTTAGAAAGTACTAAATCAACTAAATATGATTTATATGATACTTTTCCTTTTACCAATTTAAATTGGATTAAAGCTAATTTGGCTAATGGTGAATCGTTAAACTCAGTTGATGATTTTTATGATACAACAAAAACATTTATTTATTTAGATGATAAAAAAACAATAGCCAGATTAAATAGAACTGAAACTAAAACAGACATACAACCCTTTACTTCTAAATACGGATTTATAAATATTTTACAACCATATTTAACTAACACATATAATGGACTTAAAATTTCTAATAGACAATCATTGAGTCAATATTTTTTAGATAAAAAACAAAAGGATTTATACTTTACAGAATCTTATGTTGATTATGGTGATAGTTATTCGGGTAACGTTGGGACTAAAATTCAAACAACATCTTTAATAAACACACCGTATTTTATAAACGCACTTCTGGAAGGAGTGGACAAAGAATCCAACGAGGAAGAAGATGCGTATGTACCATTAGGGTATTTATACTTAAACTCATTACCATTAATAACAACAAAAGAAAGATTAAAAAGTTTTGACGTTAATGGTGCTGCAACTGACTTAGATTATTTAGCATCAACCTTAAAAAAATATTCGGCAATACACCAACTACCATATGCTTGGGTATTAAAATACGGATCTATTTGGCATAGATATAAAAAATTTGTAAAAACAGGTGTAGATATTTTAGATAGTGTTTGGAAAGATTTTGATTACAAAAAAAATTATGATCCAGTGACCTCCGCAATAACTAAAAGTTATACAATACCAACATATACAGGAGGACAAGAAACAATATATTTAGAAAAAAATGAGATAATACCAAATTTAACGGGTAAATCAATGAACATGATTTTTACCGGATTTTACCCAAAGGCCATTAATCAAGTTTATAAGTACTTTTCAAAAAAAGATTTATTTACAGGTTATACTCAAGACGCATTTTTTAAAGCATATAACGAAAAGAAGTTTAGAATTGGTAGAAATAATGTATCAAATAGTTTTTACAATTTTGGTTATGACCCAAGTAATCCAAATGTTTCATTATTTAAAAACAATTATTATCAATATTTAGACATAGAAAATAATTTAGATTTTTCTGGTAAATTTTATATGTTATTTCCATCAATGGGAGGTGTACCATTCGACCAATCAATCTTTGAAACGTTTAATAACCTTAATGTCCCAACAATACAAATCACAGGAAACACTTCAGTTTACAATGGTTCAGTAAGACCACTATGGGGTGTGTCACAATTTGGGTATTTTGATAATTCACTTATTAAAAAACCAAAACCAACCGAATATTTAAAAACAATTAATACAAAAAATAGTGAACAAAATAGTTTTGATTTAAAAAACACAAAATCTGAATATACATACATTGATGAAATATTATCAGTATTTAATGTTGAAATGTTAGATAAATTTGAAGAAAAGTTTTTAACTTTTTGTAACTACAAACCAAAGGCCGAAGATTTAATATTAAAAGGTGAAGTATCACCACCTTCTTATACCGAAACCAACACTATAAAAAATTTAAAACTTAGAAGACTTTATTACCAAATTAGTCAGTTATTTCTTGTAGGAAAGTCTGGAGTACAATTAACGGATCAAAATTTAGACGGACAAATATTAGGTGAAAAACAACTTATAGGGTTTACAAATTCAGTAAAGGGGTTCTTATCTTTTGATTGTGTAATTAAAAATTCAAACCCAGGTTCCTTTGATAGGGGATTATTTGGGTCATTTTCTTCACTTAAAAATTTTATACCAGAAAATAAACTAACGTTCAATCCATACGTTAAAGGTTCATTACCTGGAGATGGAAGTACAACTACCTTAGCTCAAAGTATTGCTCAAAATAAAGATGCTTGGAATGCGTTAAGAACATATGTTGGGTTTTCATTAATTCCTGGTTTAGATTTCCAAGTGCAAGTTCAACAACAATATCCATCTGTGAGTTTGGTTCAACCACAACCACAACAAACACAAGCACCAATACAAAACAATAATATCATCTCAGGACAAACAATGCAAAATTTATGTACAGGTGAGTATTTTAATGTTGTTGACCCCGACTATCAAAGTGTTTTTGGTGTTTATCAAGACAATACCGTTTTGTTTTTAGAAACAACCGACCAAGCAGGTGTTGAAAAAAACTTTTGTGCAAAAAAAGTACCAAATAGTGGTTCGACTATATTATATAATTTAGTGACAGACACTGGGTTCTCAAATGCTAACTTAGGTGGTTTAAGTCAAGACGCATATTGTTTATCTTATTTTAGTCAATTATTAAATTGTCAACAAAGTAATCAATTAAATCAAATTAGTTTAAAATATTTTGGAGAATTTAACACAATACTACCAATGGTTGCGAGTGATGAAGGTTATAAGTACATAAATGTTGAAAAACCAGGAGGCGGGTATAAAGTTTTTAAAATTGAAGATCCTTTATTTTTACCTGTTAAAAGAAAAGGGGTTAAGATTTATAAACCTAATTCTGATATAAACGACCCAAATAGTTTATATGTGTATACGTGTAGTTCTAGTTTAATTACGAATAATTCAAATGTTTGTAAAATTAATGAATCTAATAATGGTAGTTTTCAAATTGAAGTTGAGTATTACCCTAACGAACCTAATAACTTAAATAACAAATTAAATTTATTATCTAATTCATATGGAACAACACAACCACAAAACTCAGTTTCGGCACCATCAAATCCGCAACCAATAACAAACGCGACACCACAAAATAATACTCAAACAAATACTCAAACAAATAATCAAAACACCAACCAAAATACGACAACACAAAAGTCTTTTATTACTGACTTTTTTATTGATATGGATATTGAGTTTACAGAGCAAAACGTTAAAACATTAGCAACAATAATTAAAATTTATGCTACACAAAAACAATTAAAACCGACACTAAATAAAACAGATTTTAACCAATTAATAAATGATGTATTAAATGTACAACTAGCATTTAAAGAAAAATTATTAAATAAAACTTTCGCATATATAAATAAAAATACACCAAAAGTAGTATTACAAGGACAAGAACAAATAGATAAATCGACAGTGTCTGGTGATGTGACAAAACTAACAACGTATAATTTATTAAAGGCGTTTAACGATAAATGGGTTTCGGGATCGGATTTAAAAACAAAGACATTATTTGAAGACTTTTTATTTTTAGATAGGGCTAATAGTGATATTGGGGATTCTTTTATTGTTGATGTACAACAAGTCAAAGAAAGAATAGAAACAAATCCAAAACAAAACATGATGCAAATTGTAAATTGGATTCTAAGTGATAATTATTTTCAATTTTTTGCAATGCCTGCATACATTAACTTTTACGGAATCCAAAAACAAATTGGAGAGAATGTACCTAAACAAGACATAACTATTGGTAATGATTTATTTGGGACACATTTGAACGTTGACTATTTAGAATCTAGCCCAAAATTTTTATGCCTTTATATTGGGAACCCTTCTGAATGGCCAAAACCAAAAGAAAATTCATTTATAAGATTTGGTGATGATAGTTTTGATTTAAGGATTCCTGATAACCCACTAAGAGTTTCAGACCCAAAATTAGACATAGAAAAAAGTAATAAGGTTGTTGGTTTTGCGGTTGATTTTGGTATCCAAAATCAAAATATATTTAAAGATTTAGATTTAGATATGTCAGAGAAAAAAAATACTTCTGAAACATTTAAAACTTATGCGGAGCTAGGTAATTCAGTATCGGGAGATAAGGTTGCTCAACAATCGGTATCAATGTATAGTATATATAAAACAAGATCCTACACATGTGGGGTAAGTTCATTAGGTAATGTAATGATACAACCGACAATGTATTTCGCATTAAGACACGTACCTTTATTTTATGGTCCTTATTGGATTATGGAGGTTAGTCATAGTGTGAGCGAAACAGATTTCTCAACTAAATTTAAAGGGATAAGAATGCAAAGGTACTCTTTACCTAAAATAGATAATTTAGTTGCGTCCGTTAATAAAAATGTATTGAAAAATTTTAAAAAAACACAACAAAAAAACGCACCACAAACTCAAACAAAAGAAGAAATAGAAAAAGAAAGAAATTTAGAAATTGATCCAACACCGGCCGTGCAATCATCGGAAATTGAATGTAGCGGAAAAACAGAATACCCTAATGTTGAATTTGTAAATATAAAACCGACACAGATTAGCGTAAATGAATTACTTAATATTATTAAAGAAAAAACAACTTCTAAAATTTTAATAACAACTTTAATGACGATAGCATCAACAAGAGCAACTAACACTAACCAAGGACAAGTTATTCAGTCAAACAACTCTAATGTTTATGGTATCTATAGTAATAAAAGTTGGGACGGATCTTTACGAAGCAAAATACTCGGACAAATATGTGCAAAATATAATGGTGAAACTTTACCAACCGTAGACTTTCAAAACTATACTTTAAGTACTGATTTTATTTTTTCATACTTTTCATCGTTTGTTGATGTAATGGTTAATGAGCTTATTAGGTTAAATGTTAATGTTGACGAGAAAAAAAGTTATGCAGAATCAATCACCCAAATTATATATACCACTTTTGATACTAACAAAGCATTTAATGGTGGAGAAAATGGGCAAAAACTAACAACACAACAAATTAAAGATATAACACTTGCAGATAAAACTGCCGGAACTTTTACCAAATATGATGAATATGTGAGGATTAGTTATGAGATTTATTCTAAATTATAGAAAAATAAAAAAATTGCAATATTTATATATAAAATAAAAACCATGAGTGTAAAAAAAATATTAGATGATTACTTGAGAAAAGACACAAGAATCACAGAAAAACAAATTGATTCAGATCACAAACAAGTTTGCGATTTAGATACTGGTGATTGTTATACAATTAGAATGAAAGATGGGTTGATTGAAAGATTTGACAACACAGTTAATAAGAATAAAACTTTAAGAGTCGAAACACCAACAGGGGTTAAGACATTATTAAACGGATAAAATAAAAAATAATGGAAGTTGAAAGAAAGATATTAGAAGAACTTAGAAGGTTTAATCAAATCAACAAATATATTCTAAACGAACAAGACCCAGCGGCACCACCGGCAGATCCAGCGGCACCACCGGCAGATCCAGCGGCACCACCGGCAGACCCAGCGGCACCACCGGCAGACCCAGCGGCGGCAGGTGCACCACCAGCGGCAGGAGCACCACCAGCGGCAGGTGCTGAAGTACCTGAACCTATAGATGTTGAAAAAGACCCTGATGTTGAAGAGGTTGGTGATGAAGAAAAAGATAAAGAAGGTGATGAAGAAACTGAAGAAATTGATATAACAGATTTAGTAAATGCTCAAAACGACATTAAAGATAAACAGGATGAAATAATGGACAACCTATTTTCAAAACTTGATGATTTACAATCAAAACTTGAAAATATGGATCAAATTATGAATAAAATAAACTCATTGGAGATTAAATTTGACAAATATAGAGATAAAACTCCTGAAGAAAAATTAGAACTAAGATCTCTAGACTCATACCCATATAATCAAAAACTTACTGATTTTTTTGATGATAAAAAAATGGATATGGAAAAATCAGGAAAAAATGAATATGTTTTAACATCTGACGAAGTTGAAAATTTTTCACCTAATGAAGTTAAAAAAACATTCAGTAAGTACGAAGAAGACGAAGACGAAAACGAATTTGATTTATAATAACTAAGGGACTGACAAAGTCCCTTTTTTATTTGACATTCTACCAAATTCACTTATAATTGTTATAGATAAAAGAGTTAAAAATTAAAAACAAAAATCTATGGCAAATTCAATTGACGCAGTACTTGCACAGTACGAAAAGAACTCAACACCAAGTAGTTCACCGAGACAAAACATCTCACAAGAAGACAGAATGAAAAGATATTTTTCAGCAATTCTTCAAAAAAATGAAAAATCCGCACAAAAAAGAATCAGAGTGTTACCTACAAAAGATGGTTCATCACCATTTGTTGAAGTTTGGTATCACGAGATTCAAGTAAACGGACAGTGGGTTAAGTTGTATGACCCTGAAAAAAATGACAACGAAAGATCGCCACTTACTGAAGTTTATAACGAATTAATTTCTACAGGTAAAAAAGAAGATAAAGAATTGGCGTCACAGTACCGTTCACGTTTATTTTACATTGTTAAAGTTGTTGATAGAGATAATGAACAAGATGGTGTTAAATTTTGGAGATTTAAACACAACTACAAACAAGAAGGTGTGTTAGATAAAATCCTTCCTATTTGGAAAGCAAAAGGAGATGTTACTGATTCAGAAAAAGGTAGAGACCTTATTATTGAATTAACAAAGGCTAAGACACCACAAGGAAAAGAATATACGGTTGTTCAAACAATTATGTACGATGACCCGGCACCTGTACACACAGATAAAGAAATCATGGAAGGTTGGTTACAAGATGAATTAACTTGGAAAGATGTTTATTCTAAAAAACCTGTTGAGTATTTAGAGGCTGTAGCCGTAGGAGAAACACCAATGTGGAGTTCAGAACTTAAAAAATACGTATATGGAGATGAGGCTGAGATTTCTTTAGGTGGCGCACAAAAAGAAGAAACACCAATTGTTGATCCACAAGCGGATGATGAACCATCAGAAGAATTACCATTTTAATATTTAAGTAATGAATAAGATATCAGAAAAAATGTATGAAGCCCTGACCTTGAAATATAGGTCAGAAATGGCTGAAGCCGAAGCGACACTATTAGTTTATTTTAATAACCCCGTTGGGATTGGAGAACACCCACAACATTTAGAGGAAATGGATAAGTCTGTTGATAAGATGGCAAACGCAAAAGGTAAACTTGAAATGTTGGAAACCGTTTATAAATACAACGTAAAAAGGGATGATAAGTTTGAAGTGACCGAAGACATGTTAAAAATATTAAACGAACAAAAAGAAGAAAATGGCAATTAAAAAGAATGATTTTAGTTCATTAAAGAAAAAGTTTTCTACATCAGCAAAATATAAACCACAAAGGTTTTTTGATTTAGGTGAACCTTTCTTAGATGCTGTTGGATTACCGGGACCTGCGATGGGACACATTAATATGTTTTTAGGGCATAGTGATACGGGTAAGACAACCGCCTTAGTAAAAACTGCGGTTGATGCACAAAAAAAAGGAGTACTTCCTGTGTTCATTATTACTGAACAAAAATGGTCCTTTGAACACGCAAAACTTATGGGGTTTGAATGTGATGAAGTTGTTGACACAGAGACAGGTGAATTAGAGTGGGATGGTTTTTATATCTTTAATAATAACTTTGATTACATTGAACAAATTACAGATTACATTAATGATTTGTTAGATGCACAAGAAAAAGGTGATTTAGACTATTCATTATGTATAATGTGGGATTCAGTTGGTTCAGTTCCTTGTAAGATGACTTATGAAGGTAAAGGAGGTAAACAACACAATGCAAGTGTTTTAGCCGACAAAATTGGAATGGGAATCAATCAACGTATTTCAGGATCTCGTAAATCGGATTCTAAATATGAAAACACTTTGATTATTGTTAATCAGCCTTGGGTTGAATTACCTGACAACCCATTTGGTCAACCAAAAATTAAGGCAAAAGGTGGTGAAGCGATTTGGTTAAATTCATCTTTAGTTTTTTTATTTGGAAATCAAAAAGGGGCAGGAACAACAAAGATTACCGCAACTAAAGACAAACGTACAGTAAAGTTCGCATCAAGAACAAAAGTGTCCGTAATGAAAAACCACATCAATGGACTTGGGTTTGAAGACGGTAAAATTATTGTAACACCACACGGATTTTTACCAGGTAAAGAAGCGTCTGAAGAAAAGGCATCTATTGAACAATACAAAAAAGAATATGCTGAGTATTGGAAAGAAATCATCGGTGTTGATGGTGACTTTGATTTGAAAGCAGAAAAAGAAGAAGTAGAGTAAGAACCCTGTAATTTACAGAAATGACAAAAACCCTATTAGTAGACGGGAATAATTTATTAAAAATTGGATTTCACGGAGTTAAAGATTACTTTAACGGTACGGAACACGTAGGAGGTATTTGGCATTTCCTTAACACATTACGTAGGTTCATAGAAGACGAAAACTTCAACAAGGTTGTTGTATTTTGGGACGGAGAAACAAGTACTTCGCAAAGAAGGTTAATCTACCCAAAATACAAACTTAACCGAAAAGGGGTTACAGAAGATTTTAAAGAACAATCATTTAACAAACAAAAACAAAGAGTAAAAGAATACTTGGAAGAAATGTTTGTTAGACAAGTTGAATTTGAAAACTCTGAAGCCGATGACCTCATCGCATACTATTGCAAAATTTCAAAAGACGAAGATAAAACAATTTTCAGTGGAGATAGAGACCTCACACAACTTATCTCTGAAGATGTTACAATCTATTCACCTAATACCAAAAAGTATTATAAGAACGGAGATAAGATTAAACTACACGAAATAGAAATCCCACACTATAACGTAAAAACATTCAAGATAATATCTGGTGACAAATCAGATAATATAGATGGAATCTATTACTTAGGTGAGAAGACTATTGTTAAATTATTTCCTGAGCTACTTGAAAAAGAAGTATCTTTTACCGATATTTTAACAAGAGGTGAAGAACTCTTTAAAGAACAAAAAGATAATACCGCACTTAAAAATTTACTGACGGGTAAAACAAAAGAAGGTATTTTTGGTGACGAGTTTTTTGAAATCAATAAAAAGATTGTAGATTTATCGGAACCACTTATTAGTGAAGAAGGAAAAGAATTAGTACACTCTTATTACTCTGAGTCATTGGATCCTGATGGAAGAGGTTATAAGAATCTAATTCGGATGATGATGGACGACGGATTATTTAAATACCTACCGAAAGGTGACGATCAGTGGGTATATTTTTTAAAACCATTTTTAAAGTTAACAAGAAAAGAAAAAACAAAGTTTAAAACAAAAAAGTAAAATTATGAAAGAGCAGAATGATGTAACAAAGGTTGAGTTCCTAATTACACTTAACAACAATTTTGTAGTACAAAGATTCTTTAATGTAAAAGGTTATCATGAAAAGGCTGAAAATTCAGTTGAATTATATGAGTACATTAAGTATCTATCTGAGTCACTTCAAACAAAATTGAGAAACAAGTGTATGGTATATATGTTAGACAATAGATACCAAATCGAAGAAGACCCAAACATTTTAGAAACATCAAACACAGATGGACCTGAGATATTTAACATAATCTTAAAGGTCGGGAACAAGACAATTTGTCATAGAATTATTGACGCGAAACTATACCCGCCAAAGGTAAGATACACGCTGGACATACGACCAGACATAAAAAACATTTTAAGAGAGTTGACTGACATTTTATCAGAGAAAAATTTATCTTATCAGTACCTTAATTATTCGTTCGCTTAACTATATTTATTAAAACAAGGAACAAAAATCTATACAATATGTCAGACAAAAAGAACTTCGGATACTTAGGAAATACTTTTCAAATTCAATTACTAAATAACATAATTACTTACAAAGATTTCTCTAATTCCATAATTGAAGTTATTGATCCTCATTATTTTGATAACCAATATTTCAAGATTATTTGTCAAATGATCAAAGAATATTATTCAAAATATGAGCATACACCGACATTTGATACCCTTGAACAATTGACTAAGTCAGAAATTAGTTCACCGATGGCTCAAAAGAGCGTTTTAGACACATTAGATCAGGTTAAGAACGTCTCAGACGAAGGTTCAATCTTTGTTCAAGAAAAGTCCCTTAAATTCTGTAAACAACAAGAACTCCAAAAAGTAATGACCAAGGCTCAATCAATCATCGATAAAGGTGATTTCGAGAGTTATGATAAGTTAGAAGAAATGGTAAGGGGAGCACTTCAAGTTGGGGAGGTAGATAAGGGTACGACAGATGTCTTTTTTAATATTGATGAGGTATTGGATGACGACTACAGACACCCAATTCCGATTGGAGTACCTGGCATTGACAACCTATTAAAAGGTGGTCTTGCTAAAGGTGAAATTGGTGTTATTTTGGCACCAACCGGTGTTGGTAAATCCACGTTTACAACAAAGATTGCTAACCACGCATTTAACTTAGGGTATAATGTCCTTCAAATATTCTTTGAGGACAACCCAAAAATTATCCAAAGAAAACACTTTACACTTTGGACCGGAATACACCCCGACGATCTTTCTGAAAATAGAAAAGAAGTTACTGAAAGAGTCAAAGAAATTCAGTCAACAAGAAAAAATAAGTTGATTATGAAAAAATTGGCATCTGATACCGTAACTATGAATCAGATTAAAAATCAGGTTAGAAAAATGATTGCCGAAGGGATTAAGGTTGATATGATTATTTTAGATTATATTGATTGTGTAGTACCAGACAAGATGTTAGGTGATGAATGGAAGAGTGAAGGATCGGTAATGCGAGGATTTGAAGCAATGTGTCACGAGTTGGATATTGCAGGATGGACGGCAACACAAGGTAACAGAAATTCAATATCATCAGAGGTTGTAACAACAGATCAAATGGGTGGTTCTATTAAAAAGGCTCAAGTTGGACACGTTATTATCACGGTCGCAAAATCATTACAACAAAAAGAAATGAACTTGGCAACAATCGCAATCACAAAATCAAGGATCGGTAAAGATGGGATTATATTTGAGAACTGTAAGTTTGACAATGGTATGTTAGAGATAGATACAGAACAAAGTGTAACATTCCTTGGCCACGAGGAACAAAAAGAAGAAAAGAATAGGAACAGAATTAAGGAACTGTTAGAAAGAAAAAAACAAAAAGAACAACAAGAATCTTAAAATAAATTATTAAATTTGTAAAAAATGGATATTTCGCAAAAAATATTAAGTGACATTACTGTCTTTATGAAATACGCTAAGTTTCAACCTGAATTAAACAGGAGAGAGACTTGGGAAGAGTTGGTAACACGTAACAAAGAGATGCACCAACGTAAGTACCCCCACATCAAAGATGAGATAGAGGAGGTATATAAAATGGTATACGACAAGAAAGTATTACCATCTATGAGATCATTACAATTCGGGGGAAAGCCAATTGAGATTTCACCAAACAGAGTTTATAATTGTGCATATATGCCAATTGACCATGTGGACGCATTTTCTGAAACCATGTTTTTACTTTTAGGTGGAACAGGAGTTGGATACTCAGTTCAAAAACACCATGTTGAAAAACTACCAGAAATAAAAAAACCAAACCCTGAAAGAACAAGACGTTACTTAATTGGTGACTCTATTGAAGGATGGGCAGACGCCATTAAAGTATTGATGGAATCGTATTTAGGTTACAAATCGTCAACACCTGTATTTGATTTTTCAGATATTAGACAAAAAGGGGCGAACCTTGTAACATCAGGTGGGAAGGCTCCGGGACCTCAACCACTAAAAGATTGTATCCACCACATAACAAAAGTGTTGGATAACAAAAAAGATGGGGAAAGATTATCACCAATTGAAACTCACGACATTGTTTGTCATATTGCTGATGCGGTATTGGCCGGTGGTATCAGAAGAGCGGCGCTTATCTCATTATTCTCGGCGGATGATGAAGAAATGATATCTTGTAAGTCAGGAAGTTGGTGGGAACAAAATGCACAAAGAGGTAGAGCAAATAACTCGGCAGTACTTCTTCGTCACAAAATAACAAAAGAATTCTTTATGGGTCTTTGGAAACGTATTGAGTTATCAGGGGCAGGTGAACCTGGAATCTACTTATCTAACGATAAAGATTGGGGAACTAATCCATGTTGCGAGATCGCATTAAGACCAT